TCCTTGGTTACTGATGTACAAGTTAGGATGCCTTGTATCTCTCTAATCACTCTCTTTTATCCCTAGCTAAGGGTGAAGGTGAAGCCAAGCCCGAAGGCTTAGCTTTTCTTGGTTTCAGCTTGAAGTTTCTTAATGAGTTCGGCCTTAGACAGACCTGATGTCATTTGAGCTTTAAGCATATTAACGGTGTCCATGTTGGCATCTTCATTGACCATTTCAACGAGCCATGAGTTAACAGCAACAAGACCAGTGGTAACAGTAACACCAGCTAAAGGTACAGCATCATTGAGTGTAGACAGAGTAGTACTGATGGTTGTACCTAATGTTTCTTTAAGAGTAGACATAATATATTCCTTGGTTGTAAGTGGATTATTCCACTCCATAACCATATACCCCACGTAAGTGGGGGGGGGGGAGGGGGGTAACAACCGACAGAATGGGAGTCCTCAGAACCAGACACTAATATGATAATTTTCCCTCTCAGATTCCCCTATCCCTATCTACTCTGCCTAATTTACTTACTAGGAGTGTGTTTCTTACTAACCACATGCATACATCGTTTGCAGTTATTATGTTTCATACCACCGTATACCCATGCTTCTTTTGCATTAAATTTATGGCCAAAGGTACGACATAACCACATCTTTACTTTCTGGATAAATGAATAATCCATAACGTTTCCTTATGATAAATTTTTATTATGATAATGTTTTGTATGAGGACTTCTGCTCTATATTTTGGGTAAATCAGGTAAGTATTGCCAATGGGTGAAACGGCAATGACGGACAGTATCAGTATCCACTAGGTTAAGGTTGTGCTGTATAACGGATACTCGACAGGTAAAGATTTGGTCTGCTTCGTTACAAACCAAAACACTGACATCAGGTTCGGGTAAGCGGTCATGGACACTCACCCACTTACCTTCTTTTTGGGTACGTGCTAATTCAGCTTGGAGCTGGTTAATGAGCTTGGATTTACGCTCCAGTTCAAACTCAATAGCCTTTAGGTTAATGTGCATGGTTAATTATCCTTAGGTTTGATTTGTAAAGGAAAGCTTTCATACATGAATATGTGAGTAATCTCCCAAGCAATATGAGACGTAAGAGTATGCCATCGCTTCCCATGGAAATATCCAACTTCTCCCCCGTTTAGCCAATGCAAACACACTTCTTTGTGTTGGGGTAAGCAGAGGAAATAAGTGGATTTAGAATCAATCGGTAAAACTGCTCGGTCATGTACAACCCAAATAAGCTTTATGTCTTGGGCTGAAGGAACAATATCTGGATTGATGTAAGGCAATGCTTGGGAGAATAGAACTAAATCCATATTCTCAACTTTAGCAATGAGCATATCCGCATTGGGATGTCTGTTAGTCATAGTTACTTCTCTTTGAGTTTCTCACGAGGGTGAGGGTATTTACCTTCACGAATAGAGTCACTCATGAGGCCATATTTAAGGTAATAGTATTTGTCGGTATATTTCCCTTTCCATTCCAAAGTGTAATGGTAAGTGGTTAGCATACGTTGAAGGGTAGGCTTACGTGCCCATGCAAAGTTCAGCTCTAGCCATGTAAAGAATTGGATTATCATGGGGATTCCTTATTAAAAAATTTGGTTGCCAACTCGTACCTGCCCTGTGCCACGTAGTTCAGATAGCCTTTCTCTACGAGGGATTCAGCAATGTAGATGAGGTGAGGTTTAAGGATGCCCATCTTGTTACCTGAGTTTTCTACTGTACGAAAGTTTTGTAAGAGTCGTTGTTGAGGGAAAGTAAGTTTACCCATACTGTGTACCTATTTAGAGAATGGCTCCAAGACAATGGTGAAGAAACGAGGACATTTCCATCCTCCCTCGGTCGCCTTATTGCGTATGGCTATTTGATTAAGGGTTTCGCAACAGTCCATCGCCATACCTAAGTCGAGGAAGGCTGCTACAGGTTCATTTTCAGAAGTGCTGTCACGAATGTAATATCCCCACTCATTGTCCACCACTTCTTCGTCTACATAAAATTTCGGGTTGTCCATGTTTAGTCCTTTTTAAAAAGGTGCTTGCGTGTGGCATCATACTGGGTACCACTCTGAGGAGGAGGGATATCAGCTTGGATATACAATTGTTCCCACCCATCGGGCAAAATAATGGCTCCCCATCCTCGTGTTTTGGCATCTTCAAACCACTTATCGTATATCGCAAGTAAGTCGCTTAATTGAGTAATTTCACACGCATCACCGTATCGCATGTGTGCCATAAGTTTCTTGTCATAACACATAAGATGGATGTGAGATTTAAGCCCTACGTTAAGGTCATAGCACAACACATCACGTTGGTTATCGTGAGATAACGTAATCTGTTCTCCTGAAGTTGTCAGGGTTCGTAGTATGTCCGTTAAGAGTGTTACAAGGGTAAAAGTATCCATATCTAGATTTCCATCTTCTGAATAAGGTATCTCAGCAAGAGAATCAGCTTCTCTAAGCCAAACATGAGGATAACCACACCCAATAGCATGTGTTGGATAAGGTCATCGTTAGGGGTGTTAGAACCAAATACAAAGCGGTCTACCCCAATAAACAGAAAGAGCATAATGCTCAATCTGTGTGTTATAAAAAATGGATGCATTTAAGTTCCTTAGGGTTGTTTTAGAAATTTCTTAATGTAAGGGACAGAGGCTTCATTGCAGGAATAATGCTCTTTGCTTTTCCCATCAAAGATAATGCACATTGCCTCCCCTGCTTTACCACTTTTCCATCTCATTACTTCAAAGCTACCACAAGGGGACTTCATAACCTTGCCATATTCTTTCTCAAGCCATGCTTGGAATTTACCGAGTTTAGTGCGGTGGAGTAAGTTACGTCTAGCCATTGGAATTACTCATTTTATGCCATAGGTCAATCATGTCCTGACATTCTTGGACAGAGGCTCCAGTGGCATGGATGAGGTCGGTGGCATCATTGCCATCTATGAAGTAACCAAGAGATTCAGTTAACACTTGCACATTCTTCTCTAGCTCTTCTAAGCGTTGCTTACGTTCCTGCTCCGCAGAGACATCAGCAATCGTAATTGAAAACATTTTGCCCGTGGGCAAATGCTCAAACTCCGCACCCATAAAATTGATAGCTTGGTCATTAGTAATGAGTTCTGCTATCTGGTGCAGAGTTAAATCACCAAAAGGTTTCATCGTTAATTTTCCTTATAATTAAGACAAGTAGAACAAGTAGGATACCTAGAAGGTAAGTATCCCTTTTGATATGGCTCGCTCAAGGCGATGCAACCATACCTTACGCTCGTCAATAGTATCCACATCGCACAAGGTTCTCGCTGCTTCCTCAAGAGAATCAGTTTGGTCAAGGACTTGTTGAGCTAATTCGTAATGTTCATCCCATTTATAGGTAGTACGAATAGCATCCTCAAAGTTACCTTTAACTTCCGTCTTGCAGAGGTAAACTCGTCCTTCTCGAATGACGAAACCACGCTTGTACCAAGCCACCATACGTCTGTAACTGATACCGATGTAACGAGCAGCAGCAGCTTTATTCTGGTTACATCGTTCCAGTAGTTCAATATCAGTCATGCTTTCCACGTAGCCCCTCCGATACCTTTAACCATAGGTTATGACACTCAAAATGCTTTAACAGCAGAAAGAGAGTTGCTACACGAATGAGGTTGTCATCTTCATCTTTGAAGAAATACACTTCCCCATTTTCAAAGTGTGAAGCAAACCCACTGAAGGGAGCAGTTTGGGTACGGCACTGTACCGTGGTGAAGTCTTCAGGACGGCATAGCTCAGTGTAAGGATGCGTAAATACGTCAGAGTCATCCGAGACAATCACAGCAGTATTCCCATCTTTCGGCATACATCCCATGAAATAGTAAGCTTCCCCATAGGGGTCACCTAGGCTCACCATCTCTCCCTGCACCAAGGGGTTTTTATGGATATCAGGTTCTTCTAATGGTCGGGTTTCAAACCCATCAATGTTGCTCATAACAGTTCCTTATTTGGCTGAAAAGGTGTCACCCCAAGCATCCGTAAATGACTGGGCAAGTTCGAGTTCACGTACACGTAGAGAAGCTAAAGTTGCTTCAGCCTCTATCTTGCGAACTACTAATTCTTGATGATGGATATCACGGTTAGTTCTGTCCTGCATGTAGGCAATGTCTTCGTAGAGAAAAAGGACTTTAGCTCCGAATATCATTACTCCAATCACTAATAGTTCTTTCCACATGGTTACTCTCCTTTGTACTGCCACAAGTAGGCGTTGCATCGTGCGTGAACAGCACCAATGGTCATGCCTGTCTTGTGGTTATGGTGTAAATGAATAGGATGTAAGAACATAGAGGGAGGAAAGAGATTCGTATTGATTTTGGCATTCTTCACCTTATTTGATGGGTCTCCATCTAGGGGTTTGCCACAATACTGGCATTTCCCTTCCTGTTCTTCGATGTATTGCAATCGGGCTTTCTTGCGAACAGCCCAATGCGAAGTATCATAATTAATGGGTAGTTTCATTCCCCACCCCTCGTGATTCTAACAGTTCCGTAAATGTTGTCCCTGCAATCTGCTGTACAATAGGGTCTAACCACTGTACATCTAAGGTAGGACGACTCTCACCATTCAGGTTGACCTGAATAATACGACCTGCACGTAGGACACTCCAGTATATAGAGTCATTGGCTAACAGTACCTGAATCGTTTTATTAGACTGGTCAGCGTCATAATGGGCTTTGTCTTCATCCGTTAGTATCACTGCCCACATACCTTCACCATTGCCCCTGTTCAGGTCACTTTTCTGTGCAGGGATATTTACTTTCACTAAATACTGTTGAGTAGGTTCATGAGCCACAATACGTCCATATTCTTCTTCAGTGATTTCACTGAGACCGTGACGAGGGTTAGTGGTGGCTATAATGTCAAAAGCTTTAAGGATATTCTTCATCTGTTCCATGGTCTTCTCCAAAAGAGTTATTAAGGATTGGTTTAAATTTAGGGGGTAACTTAAATGAAGGAGCTGCTAAGTTTTCCTTCTTCCCCAATTTTTCCATCTCAGTAACTGCAATACCGTTGTCTTCAAAGATGGTCAGTCCTGAGGTATCCAAACGCTCCATTACCGTCTTGGATTTAAAGCTGATTTTGCACCCTGCAAATTCCAAAGTATCATGGCTAGTCTGGTCAGCATGTCTGCCAAAACAATGGACAATAATGATGCCTGCCCGTTGACGTAAAGTTCTGGCATAGTCAGAAGAATGAGTAACTACCACCACATGGTCAGTGGGTTTCATACTGGCACGGAGAATAGCTTTAAGTAACATACGTCCTGTAGCTCCTGTGCTTCGGGGAATGGATGGAAGAACAGCCGTTATAGATTTTGTATTCTTCAGTGCTTGCCTACACTTTCTGCAATACGATTTATTCCGCATAGTCTCCATAGAACGTTCTATACGGACATCTTGCATACTGCCGCATATCTCACAAGTGAGAGCTTTCATAGGTTTATCAAATATGCTCATAGTGGTTTCCTAGGTTGAAGGAAATACCCATCAGTATTTGGTTACTGACGGGCAATTCTAGGGTTAGCTCATGCCTACCAGAGTGGCCAGATAATCGACCTTTTCATGGAGTTCATCTAATTGAGCTGTTGTGTCACGGTTGGAATCAATAATCTTATGGAGCAAACCATCTGGACATTCCTGTTCTTCCATACTCACTTGTCCTGATGTAGCTACAGCAGGACGTGCACCATCTACATGGTCAATGATGTGCTCAAGTTTATTGTGTAAAGATGTAGCAACTTCACGCATAAGGTTAGCTTGGGCGTAAGCGTCCATTAGGGTAATGTTTGCTGTGTTGGGTTCATCCTTAGAGATATGGCTTGAACCCGTCATCACTTGTTCGCTTGGGGAAGAGTTAATTGGCATAGGGAGTTCCTTTGGTTATGGGTGTTCCTGCGATATCACATCGCAATGGAACGGGAGCAACGACACTGTTCCAATAAGACGCTTTATTGCAACGGTGACAAACGTAAGTAAAGCCAAAATGATTGGTCAGAAAATCAGAAGGCTTATCACGATATTCATAATCGTGAGTGGTACAGTGAGGGCATCGTACAGATACCCCATGTTCTTCAAGATATGCATCTCTCAGCTTGGCTGAACTCCAGACGTATATCTTGCGATAAAGCTTGTGAAGCATAGGATTCATCTCCTTTGATTTATTCCCCCACTTCTCCCTCTAATTGGGTGTAGTAATCTAGAACAGCATTACACTCGTCATCAATAGAATTCCACTGAGGGATAGCGTAAAGCTTAGTAATGAGGGCATCGAAAGTGCGGTGAAGGGGTTCAGGTTGGTCTTCTATGAAGACACGAATAAGCTGACGTGAAGCAAATGTTTCTTCAAACTGAATATCAATATGACGTTGAAATTCCACCAGCATTCGGAATAAATGAGCAGCCTTACCTGTTTGGATTTCCCATCCCTCTTTCTTTCGAGTGAGATACTTCAGAATATTGTAAACACAAGCATCACCCTTGAATGCTGCGTATGCTAACTGAACTGGTTGCACAGCCATGCCGAGGTAATGACTACCTCCCACTTGATTATTTAATTCGGACATAAATTCCTCTGACTAATAAAAAAAAAACCCTCACCTAAAAACTAGGGAGGGCACATTTCAATGGAGAGTTGCTAAATGGGAATGGAGACCCTCAAACCGTATTAGCTGACGGTTATTCCTTGTCGGTGGAATGTGGTCGGGATTGTAGGATTTGAACCTACGACATCATCGTCCCAAACGATGAACTCTACCAAACTGAGCTAAATCCCGTAAATTTGGAGTCCTGTGACGTAGGACAACACGGTAGCTACAGTATACAGAGGAACTACTCACCGATGTAACTGTATACTGTTTTCAGCCTACTACATGCTGTTCAACCTTACAACGGTGTTTAGATTAGGTGTTAACGAGATGTATCATTCTTTCTATGGCTATAGAAGGGTCTTTCAGTCGTATCCAAACAGATAGCATCTTCCTGATGGTTTTCTCTCTGGTACGTTTACGAATCTTCTTCAAGCACTTCTTGAGTTGAATAATATCATTAGGGTGTTCCATATCACACAGAAGAATGATGACTAATATGTCTCGTATCTCTGCAATGATTTCTTGCTCGCTCATGGGCTTCTCTCTCATCAGCTTTTTCTTCAAGGAACGCACCAATCTCAGCAGATAGGTCATCAATTTCATAGTGGTACGTCCTCTTTTTGCAATAAGCATGGAGCTTAGACAAGAGCTTCTCTGCTTCCGTTTGCGTAGGTAGTGTCGTAGAGTCCATAGTGTAGTCCCTCTTGCATAACAGCAGGTGAGTAAAGTGAATGAGGCTTAATCAACTTGTTGTTGATAGGACACTTCATTACAAAGCCACCCTCTGTAGGGAATAGTTGGGTACTTGGGTATTTGATATAAGCAAACGCAAGTAACTCTTTAATGACCTCATTAGAGGTTTCGGTAGGGATTACCTTGGACATGTTACTACGGTGCTTCTCATCGAAGGCTTCATGAATGGCTACTCCATTCTCCACAGCTTGTTGCTCTGTGATATAGACAATATCTGCCCATTCACCTGCTGCTTCCCCTTCGTTGATTTCTTCCTCTGATAGAGGGTTGGAGACTTCGATATTAATCGAGACATTTCCGTAATACTCCTCTAGGAGTTCTACTACTTCATCTCGAATAAGTTTGGCACCATTCAATACCGTTTCAGGGGTTGGCTTCACTGGGTAGATTTGTCCCATATCCATGAATTCCTGAACGGACGCTTTAGTAATTTGCTTGCTCATGATTGTCCTTGCCTGTTGTTAGTTCTTGAAGTTGAAATTGGTTTTTACCTCTACCCTTAGCCATCATGTCTTGCATGTTCATGCTCTGAGTTCCCCACACGAGGTTATCTTTATGAGGATTACTGGGGTCATCATCTAAGTGAAGTACCACGGTATATTTTCTGGGATGAGGATTTTGAACAAACGTCTTTGCTACCAACCTGTGTATGGCAGTTGTTGTACGTTTGCCATTCTTGTAGACCTTTACACAAGGGTATCCTTGAGTATTTAGGTAAGGAGAAAGTTGCTGTCCCTTAGCATTAAACAATGCACCATCCTCACGGAGAATATACCTAAGGGCATACCCTGCAACGTAACGGTGTTCCATAGTTTTCCTTTCTGGTTACTCATCTTGAAAACACCCTCCCCTCCTAAGTAAAACCACTCACAAAAGGAATAAAAATGAGAAAGATGCTTTCAAAATGAGTGGCTCGTTCTATGGAGGTGAGCCAGACCTCCCGCGCTTATTTTTACGTGTAGGTGGCAAACACGACAATAAGAAGTTTTTTACATGGGTCATCTAATGTTCTTTCCACGGAAGAACTTTACAGTGTCCTTCATTCATCTCGGATTAGCGATTCCAAGCCGTATATTTTACATGTCTTACGTAGCAACATGTGCTCTAGGTAGCTTTTACATCCGTTGAATACCCTAGTTGTGGATGGGGTCTGTGTGAACCAAGACCTGTTAAGCCAGTGGGTTGATAGCCCTTAACTTGGTTCTATGTGATATCCTCAAAAAGAAGATATCGACATTCTTCATTGTGGCCTAAAGAATAAATAGGCACACCTAAACTTCGCATATATGTGATTCGAGAAGCAACTTTACTGCGAGTAGAACGGGTAAGTTTCACAAGGTCGTCTAGGTAGACGGGAGTGCCTTTCTCTAATTGAGCTAACACTTCATGGTAATAAGTGTCATAGCCCCGTTTACCATCATTGAGGGAATACTGGCCATAGCCTACACGTTTCAAAACACCCTCTTGGGTCAAACGCCACAGGGCAGTACGAACAGTGTTCTCATTGCATTCAGGGAAGTGTTTACGAAGGGTGGCAACACGCATTTCTCCGTGTTCCTGTATTAACTGCTTAATCTTTGTTGCGACTGACATAATCTCCTCTCCATTAAGAAAACAATTTCAGTGAATGAGTGCAGGGCTTATAACCCTGCTCGAAGTCCAGTATTTTAATTCCGACTCTCGGAATTCTTCGGGGCTGTGTAGCACCGTCAGAGTCACTTTTTATGTAGTAACAGACAACTAAGTCTGTTGGGTAGACAGGATACACTCCGAAAAGTACATCCCGATATGCCTCCTGTTCTTATAGGAACGAATCAACGATGGAAGTAATTGATTGTTTCTCAGGAGGCATACCTGTTACCTCAAATGGGTAAGAGGGATACCGATGACGCATCCCTCTGACTCCATTATTTTAGGAGACGCATAATAGCATCTTCTTGCTCTTTTTCTACCCCAAGAGCGCCCCAACCTTTTTTAGCTTGACGCTTAATGGCAAGAGCTTCTTGTGCCTGTTCCTCGGTAGTTACAGGAAGTAGAGCAGCTAGTTTAGCCCGTGGAGATTCCTTCTTAGGAGCCTTCGGCTTAGGTGCAGACTTAGGTTTAGCCTTAGCTTTCGCTTTCGGTTTTTCCTTAGCCTTAGCCACTTCTTTGAGAGTCTCTTTCAGCTTCTCAGTAGGTTTAGCTTTGTCCACAGATTTTCTCTCTGCTTTCTTGGCTACCTCTTTAGCATCCAGAGATTTTCCCTCAAGAGGGGTAGAAGGGTCATTCACATCTTCATCAGCGATGATAGCTGATTCAGGTACCACATCTTCTTCTGCTACTTTAGTAGGGGTAGAAGTGCCCCCTGCTGTTTCATAACTAATGTTGTCCTGACTTCTGCCCTGCAAGGTAACATACTGCGTTACCCCTACGTGGTTACCCGCTAGAAGCTTAGCAATGACTTCATCTGCACCTTTGACCGTACCCAAAGAAACGTTCTGGCTAAGGGCATCGAACATCTTATCATTAGCTTTCCCGATGACGTGGTAACGACAACAACGAATCTTAGTCGTATCGTAAGTAGGGACAGCAATAATGTCTTCAGGGGCTATTTTGATAAACAGAATAGCCCCACCGTGGAAAGACCTTAGGTAAGAGCGAGACGCTACATGTAGCCCATAAGAACAGGAAGCAGCACGGGAAGAATCCACATAGTCAATGCCCATCTGAACCACTGAACCTACTTTCTGTTTCACCTTACCTGTATGAGAATCTGCATAGAGACCTTGTGTCGCATCTAAGATTTTCACACGCTTGTAAGCCAAGATAGAACCGTCGTCCATAATAGGGAGGTCAGCGTGTTTTAAGAAGGAAATTAAGTCCTCCACAGAGTGCTGACGTTCATGAATCATCTTGCTCAAACGAATCATGAGATTATCCATCCCTTTGATACGTCCTGCTTTCGTTGCATGTGTAACCTGAGTTTTCAAGTTATCTGCGTTAGGCAGGACAGTATCCCCTACAACAGCTACGGTAACAGCATCATTATTATCTTTACGCTGAGAAGCATGAAGAGAAGATGTTGTATCCCCTACCGGACGAGTCTCAGGTTTATCATTAATAATGTCTTTTACAGCTTGACGATGTTTCTGACGACTCTGTTCTTGAGCAGATATCTGAGGCTTTGGTGCTACAGTATCTACAACTGGGGGTGCAGGAGTAACAGGTTCAGGCTCATCTGTTTTGAACTCTGTCTGTCCTACTTCTTGAGGAGTCAGTTCTTCTACAGGAGCAAAGAGAGTTTCTGCAAACTTTCTCGCCACACGGAAGAACTTAACCACACCTGCCGATTGCTCAGCATAGATTTCAAATTCAGCACTGGATACCTTTTGCTGTACAGGCATCAGGGCTACTTGGTGATTAACAATGTCATCCATTGCATCATAAAGAATCTTGGTATCAGCAATGTCACCTTGCTTCACAAGAATGGTAGTACCGTCTGAACGATACAGGGTGACGATAGTGGGGCTAACCACTATCCCTACAATTTTCATCTTATCCATTTTCATTCCTTGGTTATTTTAGCTAATGCTCGAAGAACTCTACGGTTGCACTCAAGAGTCTCCTTGTTATGAATACTTGCCATATTGTCAATGTATACGGATATAACACCATCATGCACAGGAACACACTTCTTCCATTTATTAACCAATCGGTCAATGAATGGGTATGGCTTCACTGACTTTTTCATCTGGTCATAAGCCTTAGAGGTATTATTATCCATGTGATATTTGGCAATATTCGATATCGGAGATTTTTCCCTCTCAGGACGTTCAACCTTTTTCACATCGAATAAATACAGTAAGTTTTTATCCCCATCTATCATTCGTTGCAGTACACGGGTATAGAAAGGCCACCCTCGTACCTTCAGGGCATAGTTTCGTGAGACTGTATGTGCTGCTCTCGCTTTGAACCAAGCAGATTTTTTCATGTAAGCATCGGCATCTTTTGTCACTAACTCTGAGAAAGATATCTCTGTTTTAGCTTTAAGATACTGAGGCTGTGTCATCACTATGCCCACCTCGTTACCATACACTTCAGCAAGGTCTGCCACGATAAAGCTAAATACTGTACCAGTAGCTTCACACTTGATGGTTGCTTTAGGGGTATCCTTATTTAAAGCAATCTGAACAATGGCTTTAGGTTTTGCAATATAAGCAGGATACGCACGTTTACGGTACGTAGTAACATCTACCTTACCTTGTGCATCGAGTAGGTTAGATAGAGCAAGTACATGCCCCTGCTTATTGAAGATAGGGGCATCCCCTTTATTCACTAAACGGGTTATCTCCGCTTTCTTCTGAACCTCTGCCCGTTCTACGAAGATTCGCTTCACATGATGCGGGTCAGCTTCTTTGGATACAGTAAGGTCTTCTACGTGATAACCTGCTTGTGTATAAGTCTCCACAGCATGTTTTACAGCTTCACGAGAACGTTTATGCAAAACCTGAATTAATACCCCTTCAGGACGGAAATCCTTACCATAGAGTTGGCGTAAACGGGCACGAGCAATCTCATAGGTGTTCTGCTTTGTGAAGGTCAATAGAATAGTTTTCTTCAATGCCCCTGTAGGATTCAGCACATTGTCCAACTTTCTAACTTCTAAGTAAGGGGGACGAGCATCTGAAGGTTCATATACAGCCTGTCTCAAGGACATCATCAACAGGGGACGTTTAGAGAGGTCTTCGTCATTAATATGAGCAATGACAGCTTTCTTCCACAACCCCTGCACCATGTTGCGTACAGAGACGCTAAAGCCCCTAGGCATATAGTGGCGTGTACGGGTTCTTGACGTTTTCCCCATAAGGCGTTTCACCTCGTCTGACCATGATGCATACATTTGGCGTTCCTGAGGAGGGAGTGCCTCGATACGGCTGCACAGGTCTTTTATATAAGGAGGAAAGAACTTATACGTAATGCGTGATTCTGCTAACACAGAGGACAGTGCTAAGTGACGGAAACTCACATTATTACTATCAGGAGCACTATTCCACTCTCTGGAAAGGTCAGAAGTTAGCGTTAATGCTTTATTGGCTTCATAGATTTCCTCAAAGATAGGAAGCTCTTTCCGTTCGGCATATAACCCGTCTGTAACGGCTTTTATCTCTTTATCCAAGGCTTCGGGTACCTTAGCAAAGAACTCGTCAAATAAGCCCTGTACAGCCTTCACAGTAATGTCCTGCATCGACATTTCTTCACGACTAGGTGTAATAGCAAGGCTGTCAGGTTTAGCTTGAAGAATGAGGTTGTAATTACAACGACCGCTTACATGGTCAAGCAAGTTTCCAATCAGTTCATAATCGTCATGATAGTCTTCATGGTCAGAAAGGGGATAAACCACATTCCCATAACGAACATAGATGCTTCTTGTGTTGGTCATGCCCGTTGCATACTGAGGAACAAATGCAAAAGAATTCTCATCCATGCTCATGTCTAATGTAGGGAGAATCTCACCATCCATGTCACACGATATAGAACCAAGAAATACCACTTCACGAATAATACTGTGAATATTTCGGATGGTATTTTCAGGTACTGGAATACGTAGCGTAAGTCCTGTTCTCACTGTAGGGAGAGACACAATAGGAGTGAAGCTAGGGAACCCATCTTTATTTGGGTCAGAGCGAAGCATACGATAGATAGTGCGAACACCTCCATGATATGCAGTCACTTCAAAATTGTCAGTATAGGCATACGGAGATTTACACCCGTAACCAAAACCACCTGTTTGACGACCATCGTTTTTCTTAGTTGAATTACCAATCGTACAATACACTTCACCCATCTTAGCGTGAGGGATACCTGTACCACTGTCTTCAATAACCAGATGACCATCATCTATGGCTACTTTAATTGGAGTGCTGGTGGTGCCATTGGCAATATGAGAATCCCATGCATTACACAAGGCTTCACGAACCATTGCATACAGAGGGTTCTTATACAAAGAAGCAAAGAATACTTTGAATGCTTCTGGGGTTTGGGCAAATGTAAATGCCTGACTTTGACCTGAGGCTACTAGAGCACTCTCAACTTGGTCGGAGACTTTGGATACTTCCATAATTTAATTCCTTGGTTGAAAGGGTTAAACACTATAAACGTGGGTCTATGCCTTTGGCAAAATCCACTACGACAATATCGACATTAGGAGTTGCATCATTAATGATGGCTTCAATCCATTCCCAATTGCCTAAACCAAGACCTGCACCAATACGAGGGATATAGATAATATGTCCCTGCCATATATCGTTGACGGTCATGAAACCTTTCCCTACGGCTGCGTAGTTAACCTGACGAGTATTTCGACTTGTCTTAGCTTGGGTGTACATATTAATGACAGTGAACTGAGGGCAGTTATGGACAGAATATGCCCCTAAGATAGGGGTAGGCATTCGTTTGTCTGCATTCTCTACGGCAGGACAAAAATTAGCAAGCTGACGTGCAATACCTGCACCCATTGTTTTCTGACAATTACAGCCATGCACCATTACCATTGGTGACGTGGTGCCGTACTGGGCATTGTGTAGCATGGTGACTAAATCACCTTTTACATAATCAACAATCATGAGTTTTCCTTTTTGGTTGAATTCAGAGAATTATCCCTCTGATGGAATACTTTGGTATCTGTGCTACTTCATGTATCCTATATAGTTGTATACAGTTTAAATAAAGGCACTCCCCTATGACTACTAAGCTAACCGTTGTTACTACATCTGATAGCATTGAAGATTTCTTTGAACGTGTTCCTAAGAACATGAAGAAACACCTTCACCCAAAACTTGAGCAAGAAATTGTTAAGCAGTTAGAAGCTGATGAAACTGGTGATATGTACCGAGACACTCTCATCACTAACACTGATTTGATGAGCAAATACTCAAGCAATCCTGAACGCTATTCACGAGCAGTAAAGTTTGTGTCTTGCCTTAATCTGGGTAAGAAAGTGTATGAGGCATTCGCCCTATCACACCCTGAGAAGTACCATGAGTACCGTCAAGAGATGCGTAATGGCAATCTCACTAAATCAACGCTTACCAAGAAACTGAGTCTGAAAGGAGCTAACTTCAAAAAGACGCAGATGGTAACAGAGCTGATGGCTCGAAGCATGATTCCTCTGGCACTGACTTACGACCATTACCGTCATGAAGGTGTTCAGGTGTTAGCTAACCTGATGCACAATGCAGATTCGGAGCGTGTTCAAATGGAATCAGCAGACAAACTACTGACCCATCTGAATCTGGATACAACGGAGTTCAAAACTTCTGCTGATGTGGAAGAATCGACTTCAAGTGCAATTTCAATGCTGGCAAGTACACTGGATAAAATGGTAGATATCCATAAAGAGCAACGAGCCTCTGACCCTAAATTGAAGAACTCTGAGGTAATGGATGCCATTATCGTAGAAGCAACTAAGCACACTAAATAAGGACATCTATGAACTACCTAGAGTATCGTGCAAAGCTGAATCACATGGGACTCACCACAGTGGATGAGTACCTAGATAATGTCGATTACTCTGAAGGATTTGTCAGAGGGTATTCCCCCTCCGACTTTTCCATCAAGTATCTGCATCTGTGTGCATTGATTAATGAGAGTATTGGCCTAGAAACTGACCCTACACCCATTAGCCACTTCATCATCTTAGATTCACTGATATATGGGAGACGTGGTACCACTTCTCTCTGTAGTCGTGGTCAGGGTAAGACGACTCTGATACCTATGCGTATGCCTTGGTTTATGGCTGTCTTTAATGAGATGCCTCGTATCCCTAACTTCAACTTCATGTTGTACATTTCAGATAGTATTGATAATGGTGTTAAGACCCTTAAACGTGGTCTATGGGATACCTACGAGTCGAGTGCCTTATTGCAGGAACTTGTCCCTAAGTATCACAACACAGAGCAAGAGCACATCTTTGAGAATGCCTCAGGGGTGAAGTCTTACATGAACTGTTTTGGTATTCTTGGTGGTATCCGTGGACAGCAACGTAAAGGTATGCGTCCTCAGTTCGCTGTACTCGATGATATTATGTCGGATAAAACGGGTAACTCAGTAGCAGCCCTAGAGCAGATGAATGAGGTTATCTACTCAGGTGTGCTACCTGCCCTAGACCCTGACGTAGGTAAACTCCTATTCCAAGGTACACCTTTCGATAACAAAGACCCGATTTATTCAGCGATTGAATCTGGAGCATGGGACGTTAACGTATTCCCTATTGCAGAAGAATTCCCTGTAGCCAAGGAAGACTTTAAAGGGGCATGGCCTGAACGATTCACTCACCAGAACCTGAGTGAAATCTTTGAACTGGCTGAGAAGTCTGGCCGAGGTAAAGCATCTCAACGAGAGTACATGCTACGCCTAATCTCAGATGCGGATAAGCTTGTACACATGCATGAGCTTTTAGATTACTCTCGTGCCACTCTCCTCAAGAATCTGGATAATTATTTAATCCTTATCACAACTGACTTTGCAACTTCTGAGAAAGACAAAGCTGACCCTTCTGTAGTATGTGTTTGGGCAGTAGATTGGTTAGGCAATAAGTATCTTGTAGATGGCTACCGTAAGCGTCAAGACATGGCGAAGAACGTTGCTTCACTGTTCCACTTCGTTCAAGTATGGAACCCATACAGTGTGGGTATCGAGGTTACAGGACAACAGCAAGGATTTATTTCTCTGATTCGTAAAGAGATGTTGAGAAATAATGTACACTTTAATATTGCAAGAGACCCTAAAACAAAAGAGCTAGGGATTCGACCATTATCTGATAAGTTTGCACGTTTCAATATGTACAGCTTGCAGATGCTAAAACAAGGCAAAATCTACTTCCCTGAAGAATTGGCCGACACACCATTAGTTATCTCAATGAAGGCTGAAATTACTAGTGTTACTGACGAAGGTATTAAGTCTAAAAATGATGATTGCTTGGACAATATAGCTATGCTAGGTGCTATGCCTAAAGCATTACCTAGTAAACCATCGTTGGCGTATACTACGGTAGACACAGCGAATATGATGACAATTCCACAGGGAGGCGGCAGAGCTAGATATGCCGTGAAACGATAATGAAATTAAACGACTTAATCGAGTCTCTGGCATTCAGTGAGGTAGGGACTTCAAAGCTCTTTGAAACAACCCCTAAAGACCCGAATGCTCTGTACGAAATTACTCCACGTAATCGGGCTATCCTGATTAACCACATCAACAATGCAACTATGGCTATCTGCGTTAAGTTGCCTATTTTCCACCATGTTATTGTGATACGTCTGGTAGAGGGTAAAGCCACCTACTTACTAGATAGTGCCCACAGTGTTCGTCATATCCCTGATGGTACTCCGTTCCCTATCGAACCTCCGGCACTAGGCGATGACCTAGCTGAGTTCTACATCTACGACACAGAAGACGAACCCTTTGAAGACAACATCATTACCCTTGGGTCTGTGATGTCAGATTCAGGTCTGTATAACATGACGATTGGTGACAGCTCTAAAAAGAATGCTGTTTACACTCCTCGTCCGAATACCATTGAAGTGCCAGAGGACATGATTGATAACGATGAGTTCATCTCACTTGGTTACTCTGCTCATATCCCTCGTATTCCACCGACAACCTTAGCTGAAGATGATTACTCTATTAATCTCCCACAATCCCTCAATGAGGCTGTGGCAGCGTTTATTGCCCATAAGTTACAACTGCAACCTCAAGATGCAGAGAACACCAGTGTGGGCATCTCACACATGGACAGATTCAATGAGATTTGTACAACTTATCTGAATAAGAATGTGCATAATCTATCAGGGGATGTTTCTACTAAAGGGTTTGTTAAGAGAGGTTGGAAATGAGAACTACAGCAACAGGTACTTCTTCAAGAGCAATGGAGCGTCACTTAGGTCACTCCTATAAAACCATTCTGATGATTCAGGAACGTATCCCTTGGATGGAAGAATTCCTAGATGCGGTAACTGGACAGCTAGAAGGTTACATTGGTGTTTATCCAGAAGAACCGACAGAAATGCCTGATGGTGACCCATTGGTTGCAGGTGTCTTCTATGTAAACAGCACAGACAAATATCTGTACTTCTATATGGGTGATGGTCTTTGGACTTCGGTATATGACCAGACCCAAGCAGGTATGCAAGAACTGAGTGAAGCTACAGCTCAAGCCCTCTTAGATTTAGAGGCTGCTCTAGCAACTCACCTGATTACTTTGGCTACAGCCACAGGCGACCACATTACCAATATTGATGATGTAGTCGCTGCTCACATGTTAGATATTGATGCCAAGCTTGCAACGTTAGCTGATGCGTTAGCACAGGCTCAGGCTGCTGCTCAGGAGTCACGAGACTACCGTGATGAGTCCTTGGGGTATCGAGACGAGTCTGAAGGTTTCCGTGATGAATCAGAAGTAAATGCTACTGAATCTCGTCAATCTGCTGATGCTTCTCTTGTTAATAAGAACTTCTCTACAGTAGAGGCCGATAGAGCAAAAGCTGAAGCTGACCGAGCTGCTGCCCTAGGAAGTGACTTTACTGATAATGCCGAGATTGAGATTCAACGCATTATTGATGAAGGTGATACTCAAGTTGCTAGAGTAACTACAACAGGTAACACACAGAACACTCGTCTCATTACTCAGGGCGACACTCAGTTTGATAAAGTTCAGACAGAAGGTGACACACAGTACGATTCGATTGTAGCTGAAGGTACTGTTCAACGTGACCTATCAAAGCAAGAAGCTAACCGTTCAGCTACTGAAGCAACAGCTTCGGCACTGGCTAGAGATGAAGCAGAATACCACGCTGATAGAGCAGAATACTCTACAGCACTGGCTCACAATAACGCACTTAAAATAGCACAGGGGATGTAAATGTTATTAACTCCAACAAACTGGCACGTAAGTACCTACAACACTGATGAATGGACTGACATCATTATTGATAAAGCAATGGTTGCTACCTTCATCCTCTCTAATACAACTGACACCCCTCTGAATGTAAGCGTACAGCTCACAGACCATCTTGGTGTGAAACTGGCTACCATTTGTCCTCTAATGGAAATAGCCCACTCTGAGGTGATTGACGTGCGTTCTCTCAATGTTCTCGTAGGGCAGAAGGTGCAAGTGAAGGCTGACGCTGTAGGTGCAGAATTTCTGATTAGTGGGTTAGTTGAAGAAGACCTACCTGTAGCTGAGTAAGGGGGCGATATGTTAGTTCAATCGTTAGTAAGGCCATTGACAGGCCGTGTCTATGGTTCAGGTGGTGGAGGCGGTAGTAACACTGTCTCTTTCAACTCGTATGCAGACAGAACTATGGAAACAGATGAAGTTCTCTGGACTCATGCTGTTCCGCAAGACTGCACCATTCCTATGCTTGCTGTAGGGTCTACGGCATACATCGAGGGAGGTGTGGGTGCCACCATCACTGTCACCCTTAATGAAGTAACAATAGGCACCATTCTGTTTGGTTCAGGAAGCACAGAGGGTGTGTTTAATTTCACAGAAGATGTTTCCCTAGTGGAGGACGATGTAATTAAAATAATTGCAACGACTACTGTAGGTGGAGCAAACCTTTCTATTTCATTACTAGGAGCAGTTCTATGAGTATTATATCTATCTTTGCAGGGCATGTTAGTGTGAATGCTCACGAAGATTTTCGTCTGTTTATCAATGCCTCACCACAGACAGATACGAACGGTGAAACGTTAATTAAGAACCAGATTCAGCCTAATACTTCTACTACTTATCGTGGTGCATATATTGGTATGGGGAATGTGGAAGCAGGCGTACCCCTGACCTCTAAAGAGACTTGGGTAAAAATGGATTACCGAAGCATGGATAGGGCAACGAGCCATGCTCCTCGCTTCGGGTTGCGTGCAACGGATGGTACAGAAATTCTTGTGGTAAATACCTTAGACTATTCTTTTGGTGCAGCACAAACAGACTTGAATTTCTTCGGGACACGTATGTACGTCCTTCACCAAGGCTCAATTGGGCGTATCCCCATAGATGCCCGAATCACTGTAGACAGCGGTACGTTGGTAGGCACAGTACGTTTGTATATTGGATTGGTTCATATCGGAGACTACACTAAGCAGTTAACCGCAGACCAAGCAGCTAAAGTGCCTTATCAATTGTTCTACCGTAACATCCTTAATGACCGTTCAGAAGATAATCGTATTTATCAAATGATGGCTACTCAAGGTGAGCCAACTACCAACAAGAAATTGAAAGTAATTAGCCTAGATGGGGATGGTACGTTCAGTGATTTTAACGGCACAGTAACTGACATCAATGAGACGGTATCTACGCCTTCATTGAATACAGTAGACACTACCGTCCCTGATGCTAAGAGTACCTTTACTACAGAAGCAATTAGTCAAGTGGCCAAGGAGAGCTATAAGGTGACTTCAATTATTCCTGCTGCTCTAGCAACCGCAGGTGCAGGGACATTGAATAATTTAGAGTTCATCTGTACTGACGGAGTAACTGTACATACGCTAGGTGTTCAGCGTCAGATAAGTTCTGAAATAGGTACAGAGTCTATTATGACGAACGAGACAATAAACCCATTTACAGGCACAGCATTCACTATGGAAGACTTGGATATTCTTGAATTTGGATTTAGAGCGAAAAGTGAGGTGTAACTATGTATCGCCTCCTCTTTAATGAATACATTAACATTCCCACCCTTGCCTTAGAGCAAGGGGACGAAATCATCTTTGACATACTATGGCGAGATGATGTCGATGCCTATACTAAGCAGTACCTGTTTCTAAGCACAACTAACAGTGATAATGACCATACGGCCTACATCACAGACAGTGGCGTAAGTACCGCCCTAATTTCATCTCCTATCCTCACCCCAGACCTGTTTGGATTGGAAAATGGTACAAGACATCAGCTCAAGTTCACAATGGCTATTGGGACAGCAGCAGGATCTATTGACCGTTTCTTTGCTAACAGTTCAGGGGTGAATAACTTCCGTGGGCAAATTTTCAGTATCCAGATTAATGCGGCGGCAGGTAATCGTTTGTATGAGTTCCAAGATGGATGGGAAAACAACCCTGTCATCGCTGACTCATTAGGAGATGGCTCTACAGATGGCACGTTAGTTAAGGGATTAGGAGCAGGATGGTGGCCTACCACTGTTGCAGACCAACTAGAGGTATCTAACTTCCAAAACATTGCCGTGATGGAGTCTTTGGATGCCAGCATTGAAGTCCGTAATGCCTCATTGATTGCCGTAGTAGGGGAGGGTGTCCCTAATCTCCTGGAGGTACGAAACACTCAAATAATTGCTGTCATGGAAGATTTCCAAGAGAAGCAACGCAAAGGCAACATCACCGACATTTACACCGAAGACATCTTCCGAGACCCTAACCTTTACGATATGGCAGCCTACGCTGATAGAAGTATGGAGAAGGGTGAGATACTTTGGCAACATACCTTACCAATTACTGTCACGGTGTTTGCGAATGCCCCATTTAGTACAGGGGTACTTGCTTCCCCTGCTATGGCACCTATACAGATAGACGTAAGTGTATCGGGTAGCGTAGTAGGTTCCTTTAACTGGAAACTAGGGGATACTGATGCAACGATTATATGGACAAACACTCTCATGATTTTCAAGGATGATGAGGTGGTATTTACAGTAGTGGAGGCAGATAGTGGAGCCTCATCTATTACCTTGAACTTAATAGGAGCGTATGTATGACCGTATTGGCAGTAGCAGGGGAGCTAGGAATTGACACCACTGGTTCTTCTTTAAACATGACAGATGAAGATACACGGGTTATTGGTTCAACGTATGGTATTGACCCTGACTACTCGATACATCCACTTTTCCGTAAAGGGAAAATGCGGGAACCTAACGGCCATAATCTCGCCCTTTATGTGGATAGAACTTTGGAAGTAGATGAAGTCTTGTGGCAACACACTATCACTAAAGATATGCTAATGCGTGACACTACTCCTTTATGTTCTGGTGTAATGGCGACCCCTGCTACAGCACGTACTCAGATAGACATAAGTGTGTCAGATACGGTGCATGGTTCCTTTGTATGGGAAATAGGGGACAAAGATGCCACCATCATTTGGCCAAGGACTTCTGGCATGTATATAGGGGATGAAGTAGTTTTTACAGTAGTCCAAACAGATGTTGATGCAACGGATATTACTATCAATCTAATAGGAGCGTACTTATGACAACGTTACTTGCCATAGGGCAGATAAATATAGGCATTTTGCCTAACATCAAAGGAATTGATGGAGTAGACCCACGACTAGAATCATACTTCGTGGAAAATGGCTATGACTCCGCTTATGCCCGCAAGAACATGTGTTTAGGTAAAACCAATAATAATGTTTCTGATGGTACCCTCATCTCAGATAACGTATTCCAAAATACAGAATGGGATGCAACTTCTGGAGCACTCTGGATACATTGGTCACAAGATTGGCAGTACAATATCGCAGCTAAACGCCCTTTCAGTATTAAGGATAGTGACGGGAAGACAATATACTCTTTTTGTAAATGGGTATCAGGAAGCACTGGCTATTGTACTTTTTACTCATACAATGACGCAGGTGAAGCTGTCACAGTCGAATACTCTGAATACAATGCACGAGAAGGTGTCTGCGATGTTGATATCTCATTCAACCCTATTACCAATAAAGTCTCCCTTTACGTTAACGGTGCATTAAGGTTTGAAGGTGACTTGGACTGTAATAGACGTTCAGCAGGCACAAAGGCTCATTCCCTGAGGTGGTACGCCACATGGATAGGTGAGGGTTTCGTTATCTCTCAACTTATTGTTGCCAATGAGAGAACCCTAGGGTGGAAACTGAAGACACTACACCCTACTGCTCAAGGTACTCACGCAGAGTGGGTGAATGACGTAGCCAATATCAATGGGGCTATTATGAATTACACCACTTCCGTAGACTCAGATGTAGCAGCAAAGCAGTCGTATGTGCACTCTCAGGTTCAATCAGCTATTCAAGAGGAAATGGTAATAGAAACGCTTTACGTTACCTTGCTTGCTGATGCCATAGGTGCAGTAACTAAGGTAGGTGCCTTAGCAAGAGTAGGAGGCACAGATTACAACTTACCTTCTACAGAGATGTTGGATGACAAATACATCACCCCTTATGCAGAAGAGATGTCGGTTAATCCTGCCACGGGAAATCCGTGGACATTTGCAGAACTTAACGCAACAGAATTTGGGTTCAGGAGCGAATAACTATGGCATTCATTTACTACTTTGACGGCATAGATGACCACATTACTTTAGATGAACCTGTGGCCTTGGTTGCAGGGGATAAAATCTACGTAGAGATAAACTGGAATGGGTACCCTTCTGACAGAGGTTTTGATTTCCTCTTTGAAGGTAATGCTAGAGCCATCTCAGCTAAAGTTAGCACTCAGAGTGCCCAAGTCAGTTACCCAAATAGTGCGGTCACTTGTGTGGGCTGTAACATGCAGGAGTTTGTACTCGAAGGAGGCCACAGAACGACTGTAGAGTTCACAATGACGGACTCGGATACCCTTGAGCATATCCTCTCTAACCGTAGTGGAGGAGAGACAGCGAAAGGCGTACTGTACTCTATCGACATTCAAGCAGCGAGTGGTCAGCAAACTTATGTCATGACTGACCAGAGGGATTCCTTCCCTGTTCTCTATGACAGCAGTGGTAACTCTAAGACAGCAACTCTGCAAGGCGAAGGAGCTAACTGGCGACCTGACGGCGATTTAGCTGTGATAACAGCTCATGCTGTTGAAGTAGTAATGAAGCCCCTTCCTTTCATTCGAGTGCCTTCTCTCAGTGTTGAAGTAGTGATGAAGCCTCTGCCTTTACCCCAACGTAAAGCCGTAGGAATCGAACTCTATTCTAGAGAGCTGGCAAATACAGATATGGTTATTGTTACCGATGCATATATAAAAGATAACTTAGGAGATGGAAGTACCCTTCTGGAGGTTAAAGCACACTTTTGGGATACCGTACAATGGGAATACTCTGATGATGGTTCTGCTTGGATAGAAGTAGTTGGTGCAGTAACCGAGACAGTCAATATCCCTGATACAGGAGCAACGCCTGACCGTCTGTACCGTCCTAAGTACACGGATGAAAAAGGCAATGTACAATACAGTACACCTATTGTTGGTTTCGTGGCGAAATCATATAAATTCGCTCTCTTGAATTCCCAAAGTGGAGGTGATTGCAGCATAAGTATCTTACGTCTGTATGACGGTGAAGGTGTTGAAATTACCTCTCAATACAATTTCACAGCAGACAGTACATATAGCGGAAGCTACGGTATAGAGAAGTGTTTGGATGGCAATGCATCCACCCTATGGGCTGCTAGAATAAACCGAGCTACTATTACGTTAGTTCCTCATGAAGGGGCACCACTGGCGCGTTCAGTTTCTTTCAGGCCAAGGTCGGGAGGGTACTATACCCAAATACCTGTCTCTTTTGATTTGCAAGAATCTACTGATGGGGTTAATTGGGTCAGCTTAGGCCAAAGGTCAGTACCTAACTTCCCGAACGACAGTACCGTTCAAGAGTTCATATTTTAGAGGCTTCGGCCTCTTTTCATTAAGGAAATCATGTGGAATTTGTAGATTATAACTGGACACTAACTCAGTACACTACGGATGAATGGGCTACCCTTGCGGAAGGTCACGCAGTTATCCGAGATGCTACATTAGTGAACATGAACCCTGTTACAGAAGAAGGTTCTGACCCTATCAACATTTCTATGCGAATCATTGAAGACGGTGTTCCTGATAAGCGTGTGATAGGTAGCGTAGCATTAGAAGCAGGCAACCCACTGATGCTAGGTATAGAATCTCTCAATCTTACAGAGGGACAAACCCTTCAGGTAAAAGCAGATGCTCAGAATGCAGAGTTCTTGGTTAGTGGTAGTTGGATAGATGGTGTTGAACCAACCCTCCCGACAGGGGATATCCAAATCACTTTCCGTCCTGCTGGGGATAGTGAAGAAGCTGGTGGAGCTGTCACTCAACGTGGATTCAATGATACCCGTCAAGGCACTTTGATAGGGGCTAACCAACAAGGTATCTTTGCGTTTATTACTGACTCAACTACCCAAACTGCTTTGTTAGAGTTTGATGGGGGCAAGACTCAAGGCGACATTGCTTACGTAGAAGTCAATGGCAAGGTTCATCAGTTTGTATGGGATGCTTCTGCAAAAGCAAACAGAAACAAGACTGTAACCATAGACCCTACACACGGATGGGATGGGGCTTCAGAGTGGTGGGGTGTGGAACCCTTCTTTGCTTATGCAGGCAAAATCATTGACCCAATGAGCACAGGACTTTATGTATTCTATGTGCTTAGAGAGACCTATGGGACTGAAAGACATCTTATTGAATTATTATTTAATGGTGCCCAACCTTTCGATGGTGCCTGTAAGATTCAGTTTGAAGGGGATGAAACAGAATATTCTATTCCGTTAGCCTCAAATGATAATGACCGTAAACGCATGTATCAACTTTGGACAGAGGGAAGCTCTGATGTATGGAACGGTATTAAAGACCTCTTTGCAAGTGGAACACCTATCAAGGCTACCTTTATGGCAGATGGACATACCCATCTTGGAGCGTATGTGAACACCTCCAATTTTACCGAGATTAATTCACATCTTGAAACAGAAGATGGGAACATGGTCACGATATCTTTGTATACTTGATTAAACTAGCCACCCACTAGAGGTGGCTTTCTTTTGGCTAGGAGCAAATAATTTATGACAATAAAGACTAAAAATTTCCACCCTGCAAATGACCCTAAACTTCTCTGTACCTGTGGCCATCCCGCCTGTGATAAACGAAGTGTTGACCAAGAAACCCTAGACAAAGCTCAGCTTGTCCGTGATTGGTTATTTACACCAATGTTTGTGACCAGTGGAGGTCGATGCCCTAATCATCCTAATGAAATCCACAGAACGAAACCTGCTGACCATCAAAAGGGTATAGGATTGGACGTTCGCTATCGTACTGAAGAAGAAAAGAATCTTATTATGATGTATGGTGTAAGAGCAGGGTTTACAGCCGTTGCAGCAGGACGTACTTTCGTTCACCTTGGTAACCGTAAACAAGACCACTTAACGACATGGAGTTATTAATATGGCATTTCCCGTTTCATCAATGTTCAGCTTTCTGGGTACGCTCGTACCTGTGCTTTTCCCTAAAAATGAATTCCAACCGAAACGTCTCGGTGCAGTCATTCTATTTCTAATAGTCTGCTCAGTGATGGTTCATGTTTTTGGAGTAGAGACTACTAGTGATGTGATTGAATTATCCAGTGATGCAATGAAACTAACGGAGGAGTAGCCCACAGCTATTAACCTTATACGCCAATGTGCGTATCCTAAGGAAGGGGTCTCATTCAATACGTCAGTTGGCTATTGGGGTAGGGTTGAGGAGACGAATATGAACAGAGTAAGAGTAAAGCTAGGAGAGTGCGTGGACATACTTAAAAACAACGGAGTTAACTTAATAGTTCTCCTTTTATCGGGGGCAGTGATATATGGAACATTGAGTGCTGAAGTAAAAGCAATGAAAGCCGAACAAGATAGACGTGAACCTTATCTTGAGAAATTCATCCACCTACAAGGCACTGTAAGTCACGTACAAGATGAACAGTTCAGAAACAGACGAGTATGGGAGAAGCTAGACGGAACACTTAACGCTTTAAACACTACGCTCTCAATTCAAGGTGTAGAGATTAAAGCACTACAGTCGGATGTAGAGGAGATTAAAAAAGCTGTTGTGAAATGACAGTCTATTCATTCAAAGGGACATCAGTAATGACTATGACTTAAAACTGCCTTGCATTCGTGTAGGGCAGTTCTCTTTCTGGCTCCATATAAGCAAAGTAGCAAGACTCTTTTTATATGGTATTATTCACTTAGACCTTATAAGGAATCCTATCTATGTTACGTGTTGTAGGGACAATAGTTCCACCAGTGGAAGGGGGAGTGCTAGAGCATGTGACCATGCTTGTCCAATGTATCAAATCTAGCGTTATCACTCTTGAAAACAGTTTCTCTCCCGTTACCTGTGATGACACAGGAGGCTATGACTTTATCCTCCGTGAAGGTATCTATCGAATCTATATTAAATACTCCACTAACACCCCAACTATTTCCTTGGGTACGTGTGGTGTAGTTGAAGGTATGCCTGCTGAGCTTGACCTGAATAACCTCCTAACCAATTACACTCCACAAGTCCCTGACTATATCCAAGAGTTAGATGATAAATGGGAAGACACTTGGCAAGATTTCATCAATGACAACAACACTCAACATGCCAACATAAATAACTCTGTATCGGCAGGTGACGCTAAAGTTGTTGAAGACATGAGTGTTTACATCAATGAAGTCACAGGACAGCAAGGAGCGTCTCTCAGGGAGGAAATATCAGCAGGTGATGCAGGTGTTTACAATGAGAGCAGAGCATACACTGATTCGCTAGGCGTACAAGTTGCTCTGGATATCACGCAAGTAGCTAATGATGTGTCTACGGTATCTCAACAACTTACAGCATACAAAGATGAGAATGGTAACACCTTTGATGAGATTGATAACCGTATCACTACTAATGAGAATGAGCTTAGTTCTACCATTTCTGCTCAAGTAGAATCAGAGACAGGAGCAATGCAGTTACGCATTGAAGATTTGATTACCACTGGCAATGCCGAAATTTCTCAAAGCATCTCTGTTATTGAAGATGCCCTAGGGGCAACTCAAGCAGCATGGCAAATCGTAGCTACGGTAGATGACCTAACCTCTGCAATTGGTATGACGAATAATGGGGTTAACTCTGAAATCTTCATGCAAGCAAATGCTCTGAAGTTTGTTGACCCTAGTGACCCTACCTTGGCTACTGACCCTGTATTCCAGATTGAGAACCAAGAAGTCTTCATGCGAAGTGCTTTCATCAAGGAGCTTGGGGCAACCACAGTTACAACAGATGAGTTAACCTCTACCAATTATGACAGTAACACAGGTTTCAAACTCCACGCTTCAGGGCTTGCAGAGTTCCAGAACATAAATGCCAAAGGGCATATTAATGCTACTAGTGGTAGTTTTAAGGGACACCTAGAGGCAACCAGTGGCTACATAAATAACCTAACAGCGAATAATGTCACCATTCAGGAAGACTGTACTATTTTAGGTACCACTACTGCTAAGAATCTCATAGGAGACGTATCTTCAGGTTCCATTAAATCATTTACTGAGAGGTATATATCTTCAGGAGGAACGAACAGTACTAACCTTGTTTCATTTAATGTGGATAACACCCTGTCCGGTAGAAACTGTTTGGTGACGTTTTCAGGGATTACATGTCGAGTAACTGCATCAAATAATGCCGATACTGCACAAAAGGTCTATGTAGAGTTTCGTATAATGGAAGGTGGTACAGAAAGGCGTTCTGCAATAATGGAACTTGATGTATTACAAAAGGGTTCCACCTACCCTTCCACAGCAGAAGGGGTTGTAGCGTTACCTACTATCGGATATGTATTTGGACAATCAAGTAAAACATTAACAGCTAACGTCCATATTTATACAAGTAATGCGAGTACCTCAGGTGGTGCAACTATTTTTGCAGGCACCGTAACCTGCTCGAAACTCAGACAAGATGGCACTGTAACCTAAGCCCTCTAACATAAGGAATATCAATGCTTAGTATTAATGAAATTCTAGTAGACCCTCTAAACAAGCCTATACCGTATGCCAAGGTTTTCTTGGTTACAGTAGGACTAACAGGCACGTCTCTAACTAAAGGCGAAGCACACGCTGTTAGTAATGCGAATGGCCTCATTACTTTTGATATCCCACGGGGAACTTACCGGGTCTTTTTCCAACAGGAAAATACAAGCGTAAAGTATCCAGTTGGATATATTCTGGAAGATGTCTTTGATAATCCTCCTGTGCCCCTTACACTAGGTAGTATCCTTACGGAAGAACTCCCTATAGTTGCAGAATAAATAGGAACGATTATTGATGGACATGAAACCCGCTAGATTTAAATCAACGGAAGCTGAGAAAATGAAGGAAATGTTTCTTGCTGCACAGGCAGGAGCATCCGAGCATCACACAGCTATTGCTCACTGGGAGAACTTAATCAGTCCCCCTAAAGTGGTAGACAGTAACGAAGTAGAACAGACTCGTTCTGAAATTACTCTCAAGCACATCCGTAAGCTACTTGAGTGGCGATACCCCGTATTGGAGCAAGCTTTCCTAGCCAAGGAAGATTTGTATGCACCTAAGGGACGTGATGAGTATGACGGGCAGTTAGCTCAATTCCATCGAACCCTTCTGAACTACCAGTTAAATAATGAGATGGATAAAACCACCATTATTACTCGTGCTGTTCGTGCTTACATGAACCAAGCTACAGCTATTGGCTATCTTGGTTGGAACATGAAGAAGGAGAAAGCTCTCCAAATTGATGCAATCTTTGGATATGGTTTTGTAGCCAAGAGTTCCCCGATGTATGAAGTCCTTGAAAAGGAATACATTGAGATTAATAAAATTCTGTCAGAGCATCCTAATCGCAAGACCAGTATTCCTCTGCACATGGTGGAAGGTGCATCACACTACGCTAAGTACAGCTCAGTAAAAGATGTCACCATCAAAGGCTTTACTCAGAACATGTCGAAGAAAGATGTGTTAATTGCTAACCATCCTACTATCAACATCCTGAACGTCTATGATGTGTATGGTGCTCCTGAGTGTAAGACGAACCTACAAGATAGCCCTTACGTTTTCTATAAGTATCCTGAGTACATCTATGAGCTTCAGCGTAATGAAGACTACGACACTAAAGACATTGACTGGACAACCGTAGAGTCAATTACCCCTGCCGGTAATACAGGCATCTCCTATGATGCAGGTGACGTACGTAATCAAGTAGAAGTGATTGAGTTCTGGGGCATGTATGACTTGAATGAAGATGGGCAAGTTGAACCTTGTCGAGTGCTTTGGGTAGATGGCCATATCCTTGAGGCTATTCCTAACCCATACCCTGATAAGAAACACCCATTCTATAGTGCTGCTTATTTGCCTGCACCTAAACTGGATACCTTCTATGGAGAATCGGATGCACTACTTGTGGAAGACAATCAGGCAATCCTGTCAGCTATGCATCGTGGTTTCATTGATATACACGGAAATAGTGCTTATGGTCAGAAAGGTGTGGCAAAAGATGTTCTCGACCCCGTAAACCGAGATAAGTTCCTTCGTGGTGAGAATTTCGAGTATGACTCAAACGTAGTTGATCCTAATGCCCTGTTCCAGACCTTTGACTTTCCTGATATTGCACAGAGTGCCATTGCTTACGTGAGTATGCTAAATGCTGACTCAGAAGCTCTCACAGGCATCAAAGGCTTTAATGAAGGCATCTCTGGCAATTCATACGGAGATACAGCAGCAGGGGTGAAAGGATTACTCTCAGCTACTGCCTTACGTGAGACTTCTATTACAAACCGTCTAGCACAGATGTTTATTGCTATGGGCAAACGCATCATGTACTTGAACACCTTGTACTTGGATAAAGAGAAGATTCTGTCATTACTTGGGCGCGAAGGGATGATTGTTAAATCAATCCTGAATCCATTGATTGATGTCAAAGTCGATATCAGTAACCAAGCAGAAGATAATCTGAAAGCTCAAGAAATGAGTTTCATGCTCCAGACTTTGGGGAACACTATTCCTCCAAAACTGGCTCAGGTTATGCTTCAAGAAATTGCTCGTCTTCGTAACATGCAGACCCTTGAGAATGAAATCAAGCTGTATGAAGAAGAACCACCTCAACCATCAGAAGCTGAGCAAGAGATTCAAGCACTACAGATTGAATTGCTTAAAGCGCAGATTGCTAATGAGAAAGGTAGAGCACGTCAGGCAGATTCTAGTGCAAATCTTAATGAGTCTAAGATTCCGAATGAGCAAGCTAAAACAGCTAAGACGGAAGCTGAAACCAAAGAGAAAGAAGTACAGACGGAACGTGTATCATCAGGCCAAGAGACTAAGGATAAGATTAGTATTATCTCTGCTCAGGCTGAATCCAATATCTCTGCTGCTGTCTTTAAAGAGAGACAAATCAGAGGTAACGGGAATAATGTTCCATCTCAGAATTAACTGATATATACTCAAACTGTATCTAAGAGTATCTTTTAGTGGGGGCAACCCCACTTTAAACCTCCCCTAAAAATGAAGGATTAACCACATGACAAAGAAAACAGCCGTAGCAACAGCAATCAACCCTAAGCAAGATGAGCAACCTAAAGACGTATATGCTGCATATACCCCTGCTCAGTTGAAAGCTCAGCTACGTAAAGCAGAACGTGTAATTGCTCGCCAAGAGCACATGTCAAAAGCAGGTAAAGCTGTAGAGCGTCTACTTGAAAACGCAGACTTTAAAGTATTAATAGCTCACTTTGAAGCTACAGTAACCCGTATGACTCTTGATGCTCCTCAGCGTCAGAACCCTGAGTCTCGTGCCCAAGACGCACTGATTACACAGAGCATTGCTGTAGTTCTGGATATGATTGAAACGTTACCTGAAGTTGGTGAGTCTATGGCTAAGAACGTTGTAGACACCCGCACAGCAGCAATCAATTTGAAAGCAAAAATTTAATAGGGGAGCAGGCAAATGAGCAATCCATCTCTAGATGATGTAGTAGCAATGGACGAACAGGCTTTCGCTGATTTTGCCAACACCTTTGATGCAGGAGCAGGCTCTGAGGAGTCTGCTTCTTCTCCATCTGGTGAACCGTCTGCTGAAAAAACTACAGACCCTACAGCTTCTGCCGAAGAAGGTTCTGAAGAAACAACTGAAATCACTAATGAAGAAACTACTACGGTAGGTGACACAGGTGATGAAGAAACCACAGAGGGAACTATCCCCGAAGGTTTCTACGCTGCACTGACTGCACCCTTCAAAGCAGCAGGTAAAGAAGTCTCTTTTACTGACCCTGAAGAAATGCGTACCTTAATGAAGAAAGGTATTGGCTTCGAGCAACGCATGGGCAGTCTAAAGAAATTTGAAAGACACATGAATGCTTTGGATAAACAGGGCATTCTAAACGATGACACTATAAACCTCGTGATTGAACTTGCTCAAGGTAAGCCTGAGGCTCTCAAGCAATACATTGAAAAGAACAACATTGATGTTTATGATGTAATTGGGATTGATAATACTGAATATTCTCCAGAAAAACATGTTCAGTCCGAAGAAGAATTCCAGAACGAGCAAGTGGTTCAGGAAATCCAATCTTTAGATGGATATGAAATTATCAAACCATTAGCGGAAGACGAGTGGGACGATAAGTCCCGAGAGCAGTTACTCGCTTCACCTGAGTTAGCTAAGTCGATGATTCGAGCAGCGAACGCAGGGGTACACGACATGATTCTAGTAGAGGCCGAGAAAGTTAAATTATTAGCTAGTGCTCCTATGTCGGATTTTGATGCGTACATGCAAGCAGGTGACAAACTACATAAGTCAGGTGCATTCGATAAGATTGCCAAGAAAGGCAAATCCAATGTCAGTAATGAAATCAAGCCTACGAATGTAGCTCCGCAAAATAAACAAACTGGTCGTAAGTCAGCGATGCCAACTATGGCTGAAGTAGCCAAGATGACTCCTGAACAACTGGCTCAGTTTGCAGCAGAGCATAACATTTAAACTGATATAGGAAATTATCAACTATGACTACTAAGTATAACGACCCGTACAACGGCACGGACAGTACTATTGGCGCACAGATGCGTGATTTTGTCTGGAACAAACAGGCAATTGAATACATCAAGAAAGCTATGGTTTTCTCTGGCATGTCTTCTAACGAATCTCTACCTAAGCACATGGGTAAGACGATTAAGAAGTACAAGCATATCGCAATCCTAGATGACGCTAACGTGTACCCAGATGGTCTGGATGTAGACGGTAATGCAACTACTGGTAACCTATACGGTGGCACTCGTAACCTTGACGACATCCAAGGCAAACTGCCTTCTCTTGCAGAAATTGCAGGTCGTGTAAACAAGGTTGGTCGTACTCGTGAAATGGTAGAAGCTGATATCCATAAGTATGGTATGTTTATGGAATACACGGCTGAAGCATTAGAGTTTGACTCTGAAACTAATCTACGTGAACGTGACCGTCGTGAGCTTGCTTACGCCGCTAACTTGGTTTACGAAGATATGCTTCAAATCGACCTTATCAACCAAGCTGGTCATACTATGTATGGTGGCCTAGCTACTTCTGTTAGCGAAATGACTGGTGAAACAGGTCAGACTCCATCGGTAATTACTTACGGTACACTGAAGCAAGCAGACGAAACTCTGTTCCATGCTGATTGTCCTGAAGACACTACTATCATCGAAGGTTCAAGCTACACAGATACTCGTGTAATTGATCGTGCTCGATACATGATTACTTCTAAAGAAATGGTTAACTACTTCCGTACGTTGACTGATGACTTTGGTGAGCAAGCATGGATTGGTCGTCACCACTACGCAGCAGCAGGTAACCTGTTGGCTATGGAAGAAGGTCAAATCGGTGAGTTCCGTGTTGTAAGTAACAAGCAGATGATGACTGCTCGTGGTGCAACTGTTTCGGATAACGCAGGTTACCGTAGCGATGGCACTAACTACACATGTCACCACGCTCTAATCATTGGTTCGGGTGCATTCACAACTCTAGGTTTCCGTCTAAACACCATTCAAGGTTCTGTTTATGCGGGTAACATGATGTTCTTGGATACACCACCTAAGCAATCTATCGAAAACCCATTCGGTGAAGTAGGTATGCTTTCTGTCCAATGGTGGTACGGTACTCTAGTAGAGCATCCAGAGTGGATTCTACTAATGCGTTCATTGGTTCCTGAAATCAATAACATCGCAGCCTAAGCACCAAGCGTAATGCCCCTCCCCTACTAGGTGGGGGGCTTTTTTTATCTACTCCCCTTAAAGGAATATAACCATGCTTTCACGTATTGAACTTGAAGAAATGTCATTCGCTGACTTGAAAGACCTTGTTAAAAAGACAGGTCAAAGTATCCCTCAACATGCTAAGGCTGATGTGTTAGTAGATTTGATGGAAGGTTTCTACACCTCTAAGCAAGAAGAACTTGCGAAGAAAGTAGAAGCTGAATCAGACGGTGACCTACCTCCTGTAGCACAGAAGGAAGAAGACCCTCAAGTATTGACAGAAGCAAACACTGGCAAGTATGCAGGTTTCGCTACTAAACAAGAATACATTCAACACATGATGACTCCTGTGTTGTGTGTGATTACTCCACAGGCTCCTGAGTTTAGCCGTCAGTCTTCTGACATGGCTTCAGTAAGTGTGGGTAATGCTCTAATCCCTAACCGTGAGTTTGCATTCATCGCTGACGGTAACACAGTAACTTCAATCCCACGTATCGCTCTAGGGCGTATCCGTGAGTCTAAAGTACTTCTGAAAGGTTCTTCTCAACTGAACAAAACCAAGATGAAATCGAATACCCAAGGTTCAGCATTCGGTATGCGTTACCGTGTACACGAGCTAACACCTGTGGAAATCGAAGCATACAAAGCTGAAAAGAAAAACGGTGGCAATGCTTCAGATTATGAAGTAGGCACAGGACTATAAGGACTAGATAATGGCTACGAATCTCTATGAAGCTGATGATATGTCAGCACTCCTTGAACTTCTTACGTTGAATGACAAAGAAGGTACAGGGTATTTTGATGTATTAATGCGAAGTGTTCATAGCCATATTCAAGCTGAGCACCAAGCAGGACGTATTACCGCAGGTGAGTATGCTAAGGCATACATTGAAATCACCAATGGTGCGCTTGGTGGTGTAATCCAATATATTATCCAAGCTCCTTCTGCTTTCAAGCAAGCTCTCCTTACTGATGAGCAAATCGCTATTGCGAAAGAGGAGCTGAAGATACGTGAGCAAGAAGTTCTAATTCGTATTGAAGAACTTGAACAGGCAAAACTACAAGGTGACTTGATAGCTGCTCAAGTGAAAAAGGTTGAAGCGGAAACTTTAAACATTGAGCAAAGCACCCGTAACCTTATCAAGCAAGAAGAACAACTTGTGCATGAAGTAGAAGCCTCACTTCATAAAGCGAAAGCATTGGAATACCGTGTCGATGCTGAATATGCAGCAACCCGTGACGTACTTCCTGACGGTAACCCTGTCAATGGTACTATTGGTAAAGACAACGCTCAGAAAGAAGCACAGTCCCTGTCATTCAAAATGCGTGATATGTTCCAGATGATTAATGCTAACCAGTCAAGTAACACTGCACAGATTACGACACTGAGTTCTGTGGATATTGCCCCTACCTATACCACAGGTAACAGCATTGATAGTGCTATCTCGAAATACTACGCAGAGCTAGGTATCACCGTTTAACAATCTTTAGGGGAAGGGGTCAGTAACTATGGGTTTGTTTAGCCGTAAAAAAACTGTTCTTTCAGCAACTACGGCATCTATGGTTACCGACTCCCCTGACATTGTTCAGCAGTCGGTTTTAACTTCTATTGCTCACGGTTCTGATATTACTAGTGATTTGATTGCCAACCTGCAAGCAGGGTTAGCATCATCTATTCAACGTTATTACTCAGCAGCGAAACACCAGAAAGAAAAGAATGGGGTAGACCTATTCCCTGTTTCTCATCGTACCCAGTATTCCACTAAGGTACTGGATATTGAATCAGCTCTATTAAGCATTCATGGCGAAACCGTCAATCTCATTAACTACACCTATCAGCCGTTAGACACGGATATGATGGCGTATGAGTACATGACGAATGTCTATGGATTCAACATCAAGAATTACAGCTTCCAGACTTCACCATCTGGATACCCTGCATCGCAGACAACCTTTTCAAACAGTGCTCTCTCTAATGGCACTCTCATTGTGGAATATGGGAATACCCAGAATGATGATATCTATCGAGAGACAACGAATGTCACTGGATTGAAAACGGCTGATGTCTATTACCATGTGATGTACACCAAGGTATCTCAGAAGAACAAGTACCTGTTCTGGAACTACCGTGTTGCTTCTAATGAATACCCCTTCCTAACTCAGAATGAGTTTCAAAAAGAAGAAGGGTATTTCCCTGTGGTGCCCATTATTGAATACAGTCAAGACATGACTCATGAAGATAAAGAGGATACTCCTCAGTACGAAGCATCACGACTGCTACTGCACTCCCTTGGATTGAATTTCAAGAATGTGCATGACTCTCTAGCAGAAAGTGAAAACTATGGTGCTATAGAGCAGGCTCATTTCTCCTGTAGCGTCCGTCTAAGAGACGATGACCCTTTAGCACTCAAATACATGTTCAACATGTTTAAGACGCTTGAGGCTAAGCAGAGCTACGATAAAGCCTACTTTGATGCATGGGTTAACCAAGGGGCAGAATATATGCCTCCTCCAATGTCATCTTTGAATTACAGGATGTCTGCTTTCAAGACAGACCTGAAATGGATGTACGTTGAATCTAAGGTTGTATCCAAAGCATGGACTCATGGTGATGAGGACTATGCCCGTTTCCATGTAGTGAAGTCTAAAGAAGCTATCACTTACACAGATGAAGATGGTGACACTATCAATGCAGGACAAACGTATGACCCTAGTACGATTACTTTTGTCCGTAAGATTGATGCCAATAACCAAGAAGAAGTGACTATCGTTGGCATGTCTCAAATCAACTATATCGACAACAAATACTCTAAAGAGTGGGATGTTCAAGATATGTTTGATGACAGTGAGGAAGGCCAAGACCCAGTAACTTTCTTGGTTCAACCTGATATTGTCCGAGCCATATTCCCTGCACTGGTAGAGAGAAATACTTTCTACTATCGCACGTATACCTTGATACTTAATTTCAAAGAAGTGGTTAAGCTCAAGTGGTATCAAACAGGATTCTTCCAGTTCTTACTGGTTATCGTAGCTATCGTAATTACCGTCTGGTCAGTAGGTACATTGGCTGAATCTCTCGTCCTTGCTTATGGAGCGGCAGGGGGAGGAGTAGCAGGTGCAGGTGCAGTATTATGGGAAGCCATAATGATTGCAGGTTACGCAGCCGCAGCCGATTGGGTATTACAAGAGTTACTGGCTAAGTTTGGTTGGGAAGCATTAGCTATAATAGCTGTACTGCTTGTTGCAGTAGTATCAACCTCTTCAACAATGAAGAATATGGTAATGCCAGACACTATGAGCGTGACTCAGTTTGTCGGTGACATCTTCAAATCCTTCGGTGATTTCTTTAAGGAATCTTCTCAAGACCTGATGGCTGAAGCGATGGCTGACTTGGAAGAATACCGAGAATGGAAAGAAGATTATGATACGATGTACGAAGATATGTTTGGCTTAGGCGATTCATTTGCCAGTGTCTATGCTGAGTACACTAAAGACCAGTCTATCTACAATACATTTACAGCAGATGAATATATGTTTATCGCTATGGATATGTTGTTAATGACTCCTGTTATAGTTACAGGGGCAACGGAAACATTTATTGATACTGCATTAAGCGTGGACACATAGGAGCACACCATGTACCCAGATATTAAATTCGGAAATGTAGACCCTAATGCTACAGGCACAGACAAAGCTAAAGTAGACAGCACGGATTGGATTCGTTCTCTCTTTGGTGACAGCGAGACAGCAGGCATTGCTCAAGGTGTCACTGATGTAGCGTCAGGTGTCATTAACTCTTGGTTAGGCTACAAGCAACTAGGTGTTGCAGAAGACCAAGTAGCTCTACAGAAAGAAGCATTCAACCAGAATAAAGCAACTTCTAATATGGAAGCAGCGTTGAAGCTAGATGCAATGCAACGTGGCTTAGCTCATCACGGTGTACAATCTAGTGCTGTTGATAAGTATGCTACGGAATACGCTCAGAAATAAGGATGAGTCATGACAGATTTTTTCAGCTTCACTAAAGTTAAGGCTCCTGATTTATCAAGCTCTGCTGAGTTGTTTCGTGGTGCTCAGAAGTCCGTAACGGCAGCAGCGAACTCATTGAACCAAGCCTCAAACCGTATCAACTTGGCTACTCAGAATGAAGATACTCGTATTCGTACGGACAACACTGACCAGTTAATTGCTCAGATTAACCAAGCCACTACCTTAGAGGAAGTGAACCAACTTCAGGCATACGTTGGCTCTGAAGATTTTGGTATTGAGTACAATCATGGTTTCTATATTGATGCAGAGAAGATTAACAATGCTTTGTTAAAACGCCCTGACAATATTGAAGCAGAGCAGAAGATTAAGACCAGTATCCAAAGTCGAGATGAAGGCACGTCTGTTCAAGGTTACGTCTCAGGCGTAAATGCAGCGACCACTCCTCAGGAATTGGAACGTCTACGTAAAGACTATCTTGGCCGTAACTATACGGCAGGTAACTTAGGTAAACTGAACAAGGCTTATGCTGACCGTCTAGCTGAACTTGAATCTAAGAAAGCTCGTGACTTACAGAACCAAGTAAACCAAGCATCTCTGCGTAAAGAAAGAGCTATTAAAGGTTATGAGTCTGACCTAACCAAGATGACCTCTGAAGCTATGGGTAAGCTAGGAGCCACTGACAACTTAGCTAAAGTTGATGTTGATTCCAGTGCGGATAAGATTGCCCGTCAGTTGGTTGAGAAGTATCAAGGCTACGTGTCGTACGACGATGCCCTAGTCAAAGCTACTCTACAGTTGAATGGGTGGTATAACCGCTTCGGTACTAAAGCACAGCTTAACGCTCAAGGCTTATTATCCGAAGACCAACGTTACACTTTCATTGGTGCTACTCAGGCTATCATGGCCGTAGACCCTAAGGTGAGAGCCACAGAAGAAACAGCCGTTGTATTGGAAGGGGCATTCCCTACTACAGCTCGTGTACTGAAAGAGCCTCAAGTGTCAGCTAGTGAGCAAGCTACCTTGTTCAAAGATACTGACTCTGGTGTGAAGACTGCCCTAGGGAAACTTGACCCTCGTATGTTCACTAACACTACGCTGATGAAGATTGCAGCGATGGATAGTGCAGGACAGGCGAAAACGTACATTGCTCAGTTGAATAACCAGTTAGCCCAATACGATGAGATTGAAGCGAATCTAGTTAAGGTACGTACCCAAGCAGCCACTCGTTATTCTATCAAGCGTGACAAGCTAACGAATGGAATTGCTGACAGTACTCTGCGTACAGCCACACTGACTAAGCAAATTGAAGTAGCTCAGAATGTGGGGGATACAGACAAAGCTGAACAGCTCATTGAAAAGCTCGATGCAGAGCATGATAAGTTTGAATCGCTAACTACGCAGATGACAGATTTATCTCAGTCACCTACTGAAGCAGCGAACCTGTGGAAAGAGTCTCCTGTAGGTCAACGTCAGTTTGCTAAGTACATTCGTACCACAGCAAATGACCACCAGCTTGGTACCCAAGTTGAGCGTATTGGCTTAGCCCTAGGCACAGCTATTACTTCATACGGTTTGCCTGAGGATATTACTCTGGATGTTGATGTGCTAGTTGACGCAGGTGTTCCAACTCCTGTAGCTAAAGAGATGGCACTTCAAGGTAAAAAACTTGAAGACGCTAAGGCTAGAGAAGTTAAGTCTAAATCTAAGAAAGCCCAACAAGCTAAAGCTATCCAAGCCTCTGCTGACGGTTACTACTCACCTTATCAATAATAATAGGTTTGCAGGCTAGTTAGGAGTCCTTTAAGATTAAGCTACAATATACAGTTGTATCTTATAAGGACTCTTAAAATGGCTGAAAATACTCCTCTTGATTCCCCAGAAACTTTGCAGTCTGTTGACGCTGTGGATGGGGTAACTCAAGATACTCCTGTCGTCACACCTGAAGTTGCCCCTCAAGAAGAAGTCTCCACCCCTAATGTAGAAACACCAGAAATCACTGTAGAAGACCAGATTAAGCCTCCTGTGGAAGAGGAGCTTAAAGCTGTCCCTACGAAACCTGATGAAACGTTCAATGCTGAAGGGAATGTATTCAAAGACCCTGAGATGGATTTAGATAAGATTTCAAAGAATCCTAATCTAAACACCGTGACGGAAGCTGTACAGAAGCATACGATTCCAAATCGCCCTAAAGCCCTACTTATCCAAGAAGCAATGCGTGACCCTTCAGCAATGATTGCCTTGATGTCTACGGGTGCTATTGGTGCAGAAGATGTTGCACAACAACGTAATCAAATTGCTCTACAGACGACTCAAACAGATTTAGAAGCTATCCAGAAAGCATGGATTAAAGCTCCCGAAAATAATGTATTCGCTGCCTCTGCTAACCTTGCACTTCATGCAATTACAGGTGCTGCTGATATCGTATTGGCTGTGCCAGATGCAGCTATTACTCACTACAATGTAATCCACAAAGAAGCTGAGAATGATACTGACCTTGCATATCAAACCTTCCTTGTAGGTACTACTAAGCTACGTGAACTAGAAACGATAATTGAGAATCCCACTTCTACTGATGCAGAGAAGCAGGAAGCAATTAACGAACACCAAGTGTTAGACAATGCTCTGACCTCGTTGAATACAGAACTTCGTAAAGATGAGAAGTTTGAACAAACGCAAGACCGTTATCTTTCTGGTTACTACGAAGACCAAGCCATTAACTTTGTTACTAAGATGCGTGAGAGCATCAAGGTAGGCAACAATGAAGCCCTAGATACACTCTCAGCGACTGTTGCTGATGTAGTGGACACAAACCTCGATACTCTTGCTTTAGCTAAGTCACAGCTAGATGAGGGCAACCTATTAGGTGCTACTGGTTCTTTCCTATCGGGTGTTGCAGGTCTGACGGCTGAAACCATCTCAGCAATGGCAGAGAACCCTCGTGGTATTCTCGACCTTACTGCGTACTCTATGGGTCAAATTGCAGGTACTGTTCTACTTACCCGTGGTGTAGGTGCAGGTGTAGGTGCTGTTAAAGCAGGTGTCTCTATCCCTAACAAAGTAGGTGCATTGATTGGTTACCAATCTCTATTTGCTACTGATGCTTATCAAGCCTTTGAACAAGAATACGGTCACTTACCTGAAGCTCAACAAGCTCTCATCCTAAACGGTTTAGCAGGCTTAGCAGCTTTTGTTGCAACCTCTGGTGATGAGTTCATGGTAGGTAGCTTAGCGAAGCTTACCCGTAGTGCTCACAGCATTAAGACCACAGCATTTAAAGATGTAATGACAGGCGTTCCTGTTAACCAAGCAAAAGCAACGGCTAGACGTTTGGCTACTGCTGTCGTACCTAAGCGTACCCTTGGGGGTGCTGCTGCGGAATCTATTCAGGAATTTACTGAAAGCTTAATCGTCCAATATGCGGGTACCCAAGATTGGGATAAAGTATCTGGCCAAGATGCCCTAGTAGAAGGTCTACTGGCTTCGGGCGCAGGTGGCCTGACAGGTGCAGTAGGTGACATTGGTAATGCTTTCCGTGGTGTTCGTAAAGGTAACTTTGAGAGCACACTAGGCAAAGCCAAAGAAGGCTTTACAGCTACTCGTAATGAAATCCCAGATGTTGAGACATTCGTTGAAGTTAACGAAGCTCATGCACAGAATCTGAATACTACTGTTGAATCTCTGTCTCGTGATAAAGACGGAAACATTGAACCTACCCAAGAGAACCTTGGCAAGGTAGCGTCATTGTATGATGCAACGGTACGTCTAGTAGGTGGCTTAGATAGTATCTTTGCCGATATCCCTGCGTTTAAAGCACTCAATGTACGTGATGCTCTGACTAAGGAAATTCAGGCAGGTACACCAGTAAATGAAGCTCTCGTAAAAGTAATGGGTGCAGTGCAAGGGGCTATGAATCCTCAGGCTCTAGTTGAATCACTACAGAAAAACCCAGAAGCAATGCAGAAGATTGTTTCAGTGATGCAACAACTGGCACCAGAACAGCAAGCAGAACTAGGTAATGACATTAATGGTCTAGCTGAAGGTGTGTCTCTCATGACAGGCCAAATCACTAACTATGTCAGTGCTCTAGTCCAGAACTTCGACTTAGAAGAAATGGCTAAGGGTGTAGATGCTCAAACATCTCAACAACGTAAAGACCTAGCCAAGGCAAAGCTTGCTAAAAAGAAAGCAGCCGAGCAAGCCAAAGTTGAAGAAGAAGTTGCCCCTGTACGTGAGCGTTCAAAATTTACTGTTGAAGAAACTATCAATCAGTTTAATGAGAACCAACGTAGCAAGGAGAGCAACAATGCCGAGACGACCACAGCAGAAGAAACTCAGACTGAAACGCCTATCGCAGAGGAGGTGCCAGAAACTGAAGTAGAAACCATTGCCAATGAAAATATTGACAGTGATGCTGAGGGTGGTGTCGTACGAGAATCTCCAACTACTGCCCAGCCTCAGTATGTAACTAACTTTGCTAACAACACTCGTAAAGAGAATATTCCGTTAAACACTAAGTCTGCGGATATCAAAACTCTTGCCGATGTTAACGCACGTATGCGTGGTATGTTAACCAACATTAACAATGGCAAGGATACTGACGGTAAACTCAAGGGTGCCTACATTGGCATGATGCGTTCACTTGGGTACCAGTTGGAAACACTCAGCAAGAAGAAAACTCTTACTGATGCAGACAAGGCAACCATTGATGCAATCACTAACGCTATCGCTAGTTATGCGTATGGTTATGCTCAGTCTACTCAAACCAACAATGCAGACCTGAAAGCTCTGTATGAAGGTAAAATCCGTAATGCTAACTTCAACACTATTGCCAAAGGTGTTAAAGCAGCAGGCCACTCACTACCCGTTAACCCGTTTGTGGTTATCTCTGGTTTCGGTAAGCAAGGAACTAAGCAGTCAGGCACAACAAAAAGTGCAGACAGCACAGCTCCACAGCAGAAGAAAACCAAAGGTGCATTAGACCGTGATGCAGATTCTGTTAAACAGACTAAGCGTAAAGGTGTAATCACAACCAAATCTCTCATTGACCTGAAGCAGTTTAAAGCGTTCACAATGTTAGGTGGTTTGATTCATGGCATCTTCGAGGGTGATGTAACTAATGCTCCTCAAGAGATGGTAGATGAAGTAGCTAACCTAGGTGCTACCTCTGAGTTTGATACTCTGTACACCGAGTTGAAGAACCAAGTCGAGAACCTACAGAAGACGACTAATCAAATCTTCAAAACTTCTCGTCACCAGAAATTACAAGAAGACCGAGTAGCCAATGCTTACTTGGCTCTAGCTTCGTACTTCAAACGTAATGACCCAGATGGACGTGACCTTACTTACGTACTGGCTATGCATTCACCTGAAGTCTATCAGGCGATGGATACTGTACTGGAAAGTGCTCCGATTGAATCTGAGTTCTCTAGCAAGCTGAACAAAGTTGCTAAAGAGTTAGTATTCGAGGAAACCCCTACTAACCCTGAAGAATTCCCTAAAGATGCTGTAGAGAAACAGGCTATGGTCTTATCGGGACTGGAAGCCATTCAGACAGCAGGTAAAGAGACAGCAATGGAATTCATCCGTTATGTTGTTTCTGAAGGCTTAGACAAGACTGGAGACACGGTAAACACACTCAAAAACATTCTGATGAGTGATAACATCCGTGACTATGCTCTACCATTGAAACTCGTGAACAACGCCTCTATTGAGCGTATCAACAAGTTTGTGAACCATAAGTCACTACCTAATCGTGCTAAAGAAGCGGATGCTGAGACTGAAGCTACATGGTCAGGCAACCTATACAACGGTGTTCAAGAAGCTATGGCTCGTCTGAAACTGGCGACTAACAAGCTTAATATGTTCAACATTGAAGGGGATAAAGAGTCCACTAAACACGGTGGCCTGTACCAAGTATTCAACTTGTTCACTGTCCTAGAAGACACAGAACACGAGAATCACCAGAAGGTTGTTGAGTCATTCAGCCCTGCTGAGCTAGAACAGCTACAGAAGATGCTCCCTTACATTCAGTCTATGCGTAACATGTATTCTCACATGTTCCACAGAACAGAAGGTTTGGATGCAACCATGCTGAATAACCGTGTGTTGGACTTGTTTGAAACCATGTCTTCACAAGGCTCAAGTGACTTCTCTGATAACTACTTGCACCCTAACTTGTCAGCAATCGTAGCTCAGACAGCTCTCGAATATGCAATGACAGATGGTATTGCTGCCTTTGGTTACAACAAACCTGAAGACATCAAAGACCTTGTAGGTGAGAAGCTTGCAGGAATGCACGGGGTTGCCGATGCCCTTTCTTCTGGTTCAATGCATAACCAAGTAGTCAACCGTCTAGGTCGTCAGATTGTGAAGCGTCTAGGGCTGACTCTGGATGGTAGCAAAGCAAGCCGTGATGTTATGGCTCAGATGGAAACCTCTATCGGTCACATGGCTTTACTTGGTCTGATGAACTCAGGGCTGGTGGAAGGTTATACCTTCATGGCTCTGAAAGATAAGCAAGGCAAGAGTCACTACACCATCATTGATGGTATCTCGGCTGCTAAGGTACCAGAAGGTTACACACTGGATACTAAGAACACCCGTAAGATGGTTCGCTTTAACGAAGACAAGCTGAACGCTATTGAGCAGAAGACAGGTAAGCCTATCTTTGAAGAGTTGTCTATGGACAAGTCTCTTATCAAGAAGCTGTACGGTGAAGTTGCTAAAAACGATGTAGCCACAGAAGCCTCTGAAATCTCCGTAGACCGTGGTAACGAAGAAATCAATACGTTGGTTCGTACTGTTGCTGAGAAGACCCCTCTGTTCATGCACGAAGGCAAGGTACAGATGTTTGAGAATCTATCTGAAGAAGTTCAGCTAGAAATCTTGAAAGGTAACATCTCAACGGAAGGTAAACACCAGTCTCGTCATAAGAGCATTGAAGCTAAAAACCGTAAGGCTAAAGCTACTCTTGCTCGTATCCGTTATACGGTACGTAACGTAGGCGAAGCAGGTAAATACTACCTTCACCAAATCGTTGGCCAAAACTTACGTTACACAGGTAATAGCCCTAAAGGTATTGACCCTGTAAACATGGCAGAAGCTCGCTTCCTAACTAACGTAGCTCCTACAGATACCATCACGTTTAACTCAGGGGATGCTACTCTTGAGCGTGTAGCTCACATGTTCCGTAAAGCAATTCTTCAGAATCTGGATAACAAGCCAGAAGAAAAGACTCCTGCTCAAACGGTTGAAATCTTCGATAAGTTGGTAGCAAATGAAGCAGTTCAAGAAGCAATTGCTCTGGTGGCTAAAGCGAAGGAAGAAAAACTTAGTGCCGAGGAATCGGCTCGACTAATGACCCTATTGAAGGGTGATAAGTCTCTAGGCTTTGAAACAGAATCTCCTGCTCATGGTCTAGATGCCTTCCATGCTTTAGCAAATTACCAAGCAGCAGTCCAAGATGGAGAGTTCTCTTTCGATGGACACGTTGGTATTGAAACGGATGGTAAGAACAACGGTTCAGCACTTGGTTGGCTACAGAATGCCCCTATTGCCTCTCTTGAAGATGCACTACGTATGGCTAAGTCTGTTGGCCTTAACTTCGATGATGAAGCACACACTACTTTTGCTGACCTAAAAGCAGCAACCGAGGGTTTCCTAGATGCTTATCAGCATTTGGCTAAAGCCTCTGGTCAAGTGGGTGACAAGCTTGCTGTTAACCAAATCCCTGACGAACACATTGAAGAACTGTTGGACAATCTTTTCACAGATATGCCTAACCGTGGTGAGGTGTACAACCAACTACTTTCTTTACTGGTTCCTCAGAACGGTTCATCAGCTAACGTATCCATTCTGGATGACAAAGGTAATGTAACCTCTGATGGTCGTCAGTTCTTTAAAGATGTACTGATGACAGTGTTGTATGGTGCAAGTGTTGAAACTCAGGATAGCTACTTTGCTAACCGTCTGGTGACAACTCACCTAGACAGCCTTGAGTATTTTGCAGGTGCTGAAAACAACTCTGATACTCAAACTGCATTTGCAGAGTACATTGCTAAAGTAAACAGCCTTGGTTTAGACCAGCAAATCCCATTGCCTAACTTCAAAGGTAATTGGCAAGCTGAGATTTTGGCAGAGAAAGAAGGTGTATTTAAGTCTCCGTATGTGTTCCATGCTCCTGCAATTAAGCAATTAACGGAGGAGAAAGTAGCCAATACGATTGGTGTGACTTACCGTGAAGCACTGAACACTTCTACGTACAAGACGATTGTTGACCAAGCAGGTTCAATTGCTGAATCAGCCAACATCAAGCACATGCAAACCACACTAGTGATTAATAAGCTACGTGCTAAGTATGTTGCGTCTCTTGGCTTAGATGCTGATGCTCAACTAACGGCTAACCAAGAATCTCATTTTGAGTCCACTGTTGTGGCTCCTCTGATGGCTAAAGTGGAAGCTCCTATCGGTGCAACCTCTGAAGGTACCTCAGGGACATCGGGTATCGACATCTCTCGTAAAGGTGAAGCTCGTCAAGAGATTCCTGCTCGTGAGATTGAGAAAGCTCAAGCAGCCTTTGAGAAAGCGCGTGCTGAAGGCAGTACTAAGATTATGCAAGAGTTCTTGCCTACTAAGTACCGTGAACAGTATGTACAGGATGTGGCAGCACAACCTACTACAACGACTATGCGTTCTCAGATTGTTAAGTTCCTGATGAAGTCACCTGAATTGAGCACAGCTCCTTCTCTGGTACACTCACTGGATTCTGCTATTCAGCTATTCGCTGCTCTTAGTCAGAACATCCCATTCATCAACATCTTTGATGCACAGTTAGGTGTAGCTTCAACTATTGCCAACATGGGCAATACTTCAAACACTTCAATGATGGAAGTTATGAACAACTTCAACATCTATGAAGCACTAACTGATGCCTACAAAGCCTCTGATGATGCAATGGCAGATGTGTTAACAGAAGAGGAAATGGAAGTTGTATATACAGAGATAGCTAATGCTTTAGGTCTTCCTGATTTTAATTACAAGACCTATATGGCTGATGTTCGTACTTCGTACCAGACCATTGCTAAACGTGCTGCTAAGGTACAAGAGCTACTTATCTCAACTGACCAATATCCAATGGATGCCAACACTCCTTTAGTGAACAACAACCGAAATGAAGAATCTTCATTAGAGTCTGTTCAAGAGGAGTTCAAGGATTCTCTGGATATGGATAAGTTGCCGAAGGTAGTGCCTGATGTTCCGATGAACAAATCTCGTGACCATGCTAAGAACGCCAGTGTCCTCCTAACGGCTGAAACAGATATTGTGATTGATGATATCAATAACGATGTATCTCGTTACTCTGTGGAGCACAGCGTCATTGGTGAGCGTTATACAGCTATCATGAAGCAACTGGCAGACAACATTGAAAGTGTTGCTACCTTCTCGCCTAAGCAGAGCAAGAAGCTGAAAGGTGTAGCCAAAGCTCTCAAGCAAATGATGTACGACAATCGTGACCGTGGCCTGTATGTCATCCCTACTACTAGCTTGGATACGTTGTTTGCTGACATTGAGCAGATGCTTGCTGAATCGCCACAACTGAGTGAAGACGTTAAGAAGTACCTACTTTCAGATGAAGGTAAACTTCTGCTTCGTACCACTGATGTGATGGTTACTGAAGATGTCCGTTACACAGACAACAATGCTGTGAACCTCTGGCTGAATATGGAGAAGAATAAGAAATGGATGAATAAGCCAATTTCTCAACTTCTGTCAGCAGACTTCATTGATTCCATTACTATGGATATTCCACTGGGTATGAACATCTCTGGTGTTGAAGTGTTCCATGCCATCATTACCTCTCCGAAATCTAAAGCTTTCATTGGTAATGACGTAACGGGAACCAACAACGAATACTTCTCGAAGACAGTGCTTGAAGCCCTGAAATCTATGAAGACCGTTGAGCAACGCAAAGCGTTCTACCAAGCAACAGGTATCCTGCATAACCGTAGACACTGGAAAGCACTGAACCGTGTTCCAATGTTCAACAATGCAATGATGGATGCTCTTATTCGAGCACACACTAACCCGAAGATTAAGTTCAAATTGAACATTCTTGAGAAAGGTGCATTGTTCGATAATGTTGAAGATGGTTTCTCTAAGATGAACCACCTACAGAAACGTGTCCTACGATGGTATGACAAGCGTGGAGCATTTGCAGGTACCAACATTGCCAAGGCAGATGTGCGTGGTTGGGTATTCCAGTCTCTCTTCACTTATGAGGAGCAACTGAACCTAGGTCTTGCTAAAGCGACAAAAAATGTCTCTAACGAAAAGACCCATGAAACAGATGTTGATACCCGTTCTGAAGACAACAAGACACTTGAGCACACCATTACCTATAACGGTGAGACATTCACTCTGACAGGTAACAATATCCAGACCTACGAGATTAACGGTGGATTGGCTATTGATGGTGAAATCACAGCTATCGGTGAATTTAGCAATGAGCTTGAATTTGTGCAGACAGATGTGGGTGGATTGATTAAGCCTAAGCTAGGTACTCCAACATACGACAACACCAACAATGACACTACCTACAATGAAATCTCTAATGAGTCAGTACTTGAAACGTACGATGACATTGTAAGTTCGTCTGTGACTAAAGACAGCAGTACACATGCCACCAGCCTACGTAACTTAGTTAGTGCAATGTCTACTGCCCTGCATGGCATTAAGATTAAGATTGGTGATACCACTTCAGCCGTATCGTCTGGTTACTTCCAGAACAATACTGTCGTAGTGACCATCAACAAACTGTTGCCAAGAAGTGTTACTAACTTCATGTCAGCAGGTGAGGTAATGGCTCACGAATTAGTCCACGCAGTAACAGACAAACTGGCTGATATCTCTCCTAAATTGGATAGACGTGCACATGAGTTGTACCGTCAAGCTAAAGCCGTAATGACTTGGCAAGACCTGATTGACCCTTCTCTCTCTAAAGAAGATGGTGAAGCAGTAGCTCGCAAGCTGTATGACTACATGTTTGAAGGCAACACCCATGACGAAATCTACGTATCCAAGACAACTGGTTTGTCTAAGAGACGTACAGTGTCAGGTCGTCCTGCTGAGTTCATGGCTCTAATGGCTACCAATGAGAATGTTCAGAGAGCAGGGGATAAAATCATTGCACAGAAGACTGAATACTCAGGCATTACTGCACGAGTAATCCAAGTCCTCAATGCTGCATTTGATATCTTCTTCAAGAATGCTCGTACTGAATCTCAGACTATCTCTCAAGAGATGCAGTCAATTGTGTACCAAGCATCGAAGCTACAGAACAACCACCGTAGTGTGGTATCGAAAGTGGCTGACTCTACTTCTGATATCGCTGAGAAAGGCTTTGAGAAGACAGACAGTAAGATTCGTGAGTTCGTTCAGTCAACTGCTCTTTGGACAGTGAAACAACCTGTACTAGGTAAAGGGAACTGGTTGAATCCTAAGTCTTACGCTGCTGCTGCAATTGGTGCTCCATTACTGCTATTAGGTAATGAAGAATTCAGAGCTAAGCTGAGTAACCATGTACGTAACATTGGTGTGTTCCAGAAACGTTCAATCCTAGATGTGATGAATGAGATTGGCAGTACCACTCCGAATATGAACCGAGTGTACAGCTTAATCTCAAGACGTGTTCAGGCCATTGACCAAGTACGTACAGCGACTGAAGCCAACGTGTCTAACTACATTGCTAACCAGATGTTCAAGACTGAGATGAGTGAGAAGTCAGCAGAATCATTGACTAAGAGCATCATCTCTACTGACTTGGTAACACTGGTAGACCAAGTAGGTATGGACAAGGCATTGGATGTTCTCTCTGTAGATGACAAACGCCTAACTAGCTTACGTAAAGCCTATCAAGCTAAGCTGAAAGGATTTAAGTATGCTAACTACTACATCAACCATGCTAAGGCATTGGGTGAGGCAATGGCCAAGGGCAACTCTGTTTACTATGGTGTCCACAGCAACGCTCACTCAATTGCTCGTCTAGCAGGTGATACAGAGTTCGGTACTCCTGAGACAGATTCTCTGGCTGAGATTGAGGAAGCAGTTGATGTACTGGCTACCTTGTACGCAGTAATGAATACGTCTAAGACTGACCGTATGGCTGCTCGAAACTATCTCATCAAAGATAACAACCACCGTAAAGCTCAAGGTCTGGATACGACTGACGCTAAGCATGTGGGTTTCTCTGCCCTACTTGCTATGCATCGTGAAGTGAAGCAAGAAGCACTGGAGCTAAACTTTGACAGCAACCCTATGATGGTACGTAAAGGCTACATTCGTGAGCAATACAACCCTAACGTAGAGATTGCTATCGTAGCGATTGATGAAGTAGCAGATTATGAGAAGCAAGGGTTTGAGCCTGTCTCTAAAATTACTGAAGGTGTGGACACATCAGAATCAGAATATGTACTGATGACCAACCCATACAGTGCTAAGAACAGCTATGACCAAGGGGCATTCTCTCATACTGGCTTCAATACTATGGGTACGCTGTTTGATGAATCGACTCCCGGTAATCCAGCAAATGCACAAGACAACATAGATGCACTTAACCAAGATATTATCCTGACAGATAAGGGTTCTATCGGTATGGATAAGGCTCGTATGTCAATGTTCACTGCTGACCCTGCTAAGCGTGATGAAGTAAATGGAGCGTCTCTTGCACCTGTGCGTAACGATGATGGAGAAATTGTGGGCTATCGCTACACTATGTCTTCTGAAATCAAACGTAAGGCACTACAGCGTGAAGAACGTCTGCCACTAGTAATGGCTCGTACCAAGTCTTCAGTAGAAGATAAGGCATCGTCCCAAGAGCACAACATGGTAGTGCTGAATGAGATATACGATATTCTGGATGAAGAATATGAAGCTCACCCAAATGAGTTCATGTTGGTAGCACCAGTAGAGGAAGGCCAACCATCTACAGAGGAATCTGAGATGTGGGCAATGCTTCCTATCTATACTCGTGAAGCTATCATTGCTCGCAATATTGAGCGTGGTATGGGGGCTACAGCAGGACTGTACGTACCTAAGCGACTAGCGACTCTATTGTTCGGCTCTGCTCCAATTACTGTCAGTAAGATGAACAATGCTAACAACATCATGATTCGCTTTGCAGGCGCAATGATGGAGAAGTTCATGCTGAACAAGTACGGCAAGATTGCTGCCTCTACTTATAAGCAAGCACTGGGTACAAGTAAGGATACTCTGGTTATTAAGAACGTAACCACTACCCTAGGTAACTTCGTCAGTAACGTGTTTGCACTGAGTGTTGCAGGTATCCCTCAGAAGCACATCATGAAGAAGCATGTACAGGGCTACAAAGAGATTGTTCAGTACCAACAGCTAATGCATCAGATTAGCCGTGTTCAGCAAGAGCTGACGTACACAGCAATGTCTGAAGCTAAAGCTAAGGCACTACGTAGCCAACTGGCTGACCTAGAGGGTCGTGTGTCATCCCTATCAATCCTTCCTCTAATTGATGAAGGTCTGTACCAGACCATCGTAGAGGATATTGATACGGCTGCTAACGAAACCTCATGGACGACTCCACTCGAAGAAGCAGGTAATAATCTACTGGCTAAAACGGGTAAAGCAGAGACGTTCATTCGTGAAGGTGTGTTAATCACTCACGATAGTGAAACCTACCGTTACCTTCGTGATGCTGCTCAAGTCTCTGACTTTGTATCTCGATACGTGATGTACTCGTACATGACAGAAGAGCAAGGCAAGCCTACTGAGGAGGCAGTACAAGAAGCCCGTGATACGTTTATCATGTACGATGCACCTATGAGTAAGCCACTGAAGGCACTGAATGACTTAGGATTGTTTAACTTTGCCAAGTTCCTATTAAGAACTCAGCGAGTGTTAGGCAAGAACATACGTCAGAATCCTTCTAGGACTCTCATGTATAGTCTTCTCTGGGGAGCTATGGGAGCAAGTGCAACTATGGATGTTCTCATGACACCATTTAACTTTGGTGAGATGTTGCTAAGACGTGCGGTAATCAATCCACTCGGATTCCTATCCAACGGATTAACTGAATTACCTATCTTGAAGATACTGACCTAAAGGGAAAAGAGGGGGCGTTAGCCCCCTTTTTATTTAGAGTCAATCCAGTTAATGAATAACCAGATTAAGATGACAACGAATGCAGTACCTAACATGCTAGAGTTAAATGAGGCAGAGGATGCAGTCACAGCCGAACTGCAAGACCCTATCCCTATTAAACACGCAACTACTACACCTAGTATACGAAGTAACTTGTTTAGCATGATAGGCACTCCTAGTTTTAATCTAGGTCATCCCAATCATCAAACTCGTCATCTTCACCATCGTCAGCAGGGTCTTCTACTGGTTCTGGTTCTGGATCAGGCTTAGGTTCAACTTTTGTCTTTGGCTTCGCTTTAGATTTAGCAGGAGCTTTAGCTTTAGATTTAGCTTTGGCCTTAGGCTTAGGCTTTTCTTCTTCAGCAGGGGCTACGGCTTCTTCTTCATCGTCAAAGTCATCAGCTTCTTCTTCTGGCTCAAATGGTGGCTCATCATCTTCGTCATCGAAGTCATCATCTAACTCATCGTCAGATTCTTCTTCTGCACCCGATTCTTCATCGTCACCAAATTCGTCATCGAATTCATCGTCACTGTCTTCTGCAATAGCATCATCTAGCTCAGCTAGTTCAGCTTCAATGTCGTCATCAGCAAAGGCTTCATCTTCTTCGGCTTCTACTTCGTCATCGCCTTCAAAGTCTTCTTCACCTTCGGTTTCAGCATCGTCTGCAAATTCGTCTGCGTCATCTGCAAACTCATCATCGTCAGGCAATTCCACGTCCATCTCTGCCTGTTCATCCAAAGTGTCTTCAGAATCCAAGGTATTCACGATAGCAGCGTTAGAGTCACCTTTCTCATCTACTGGATACTCAGTAACGTTCAGGTCATCCACATCTGTAACAAGGTCAAATTCGACCTCTACAGCATCTTCACTGGCACCACGAGCTTTACGTAGAGTGATGTCCACATCCTTAATAAGATGGCCATCTGGTAAAGCACCGATATGGTGAAGATACAAGACAGCAGCCTTTTTAAGAGCTGTGCCATTCATTTCTAGTTTAAGCATTTTATTTCCTTTTTAACTGTTTAACGTAAACGACAACATAAGGCTTATTCACTTTGCCAATACTTCCTACATCAAAAAAGATTTTAGGGAGGTGTTTAATGTCGTCATCTGCGATACGTCCTGAGTTAACAAGACAATCTGAGAAGAACTTGTCCACAATGCTACATACGTTTCCGAGGTCTACTCGTGAGTTATTGTGCCAGTGTAGCTCATACTTAATTGCGATTCGTTCCGTGAACACTGGGCACTTTCGCTTCAGTTGTGGTTCTATCACTGAAGCAAAAGTTTTCTTGAGGTTATTGAGTATTTGAAAATGCAGATTCCTATATTGATTAACATTCAATGCAATCTTATTAGGCTTCTGCGTTTTCCGATTAACCCCAAGAATGATATGAGTAGGAACTCGTATCTTAAAGGTCGTCATCGCCAGCCAGTTCATCTACGCTACCTGAGGTAGCTTGACCAGTAGTTTGGGTCACAGCAGTCACAGGCTTGTATTTATCAATGAACTTAACTTCTTTCTTAGCCCATTGTTCAGTGAACTTCTTAGCCCATTCAGCTTCAGAACCTTTCTTGATTTCAAAGACTGTACGACGAGACTTATCCAGTACATTCTGGATACGGTATTCCCATTCTTCTTCGTTAGTAGGGATATCGTACTTACCTGTCGTAGGGTTCTTATCCATACGGTTTTTACGAGTAGGTACAATTGCCACAAACATCTGTTTGCCTGCTAGAGAAGGGATCACATCACAGTCTTTCTCTTCACCATAAATAGTGATTTTGCCTGCTTTAGACTGGAGTTCTTCAAATGACTTTTTACCCTTGGATACTAGCTGAGTGATCATGTTCAATTGAGAGTAGCCAGAAGTAGGCTGTTCACCACGTCCATAATCAGGAGTGAAGTTACCACTTGCATCTGCAAAGAAGTCCAGCTTCTGTAGTTCTTGGGTACCTTCAGAAGTACGTGCAACGAATTCAATGAATGAACCATAAGAACCTTTCGCAAACTGGTGAAGACCTGCTTGGTTAACTTTGATTTGTACAATCTGTGCAGACTTGAACTGGAAGAAACCACCTCCACCCGTGCCTGCTTCTTTTTCCTGAGAGGTAACCTCTTTGTTACCTGATAGTTTTGACATTAAGCTCATAAAAGTATTTCCCTAGTTATTGAGTGTGGAACGCATGTAGACGTTCGATTAACAGTGTGATGTCGTTGTCCATGTATTGAGCGTCTTCGTCAATGATTCCATCTTCAAAGACTTGCTCAGACATACGAATTAATGCAGTAGTTGCATCTGAGTCATCGCCAAAGTGCTGTAGCTTATAGACGTATTTAACGCCTTTACGCTTATCACGTTTAGAGATGTTCAGAAGACCCTGAGCATGTTTCTCATGGTCTCCATCTTCCAACATTTCTACATCAACTGGCATCGCATGAACTATGGTCGAGAAGTAGGCTTCTAAGCCCTCTTTCTTACCGATAGAGCCTGCAATAGCAGCTTGTAGTGCATTGGCCTTATTGCTTTTCAAATTCTCCGTAAGGTGAACTGTGGCAATAAATGGGATAGTAAGCTTACTCACTTCATCCATAATATCCAGAATGAACTGCTTATAACTTCCCCATGCAGAACGAGTATCTTCTACAGTAGGAGCGTTAATGTACTGAGTTTCATACTTAGACATTAGGAACGAGAATGAATCCAACACGATACCACCTGAGTATTTTTCCTGTAACTCAGGCTTAGCATTGATGGTTCTAAGGAACTTTAATGCCTCTTTAGGGTCAGTGATGTTCTTCACTTTGTTAGAAGAGTCGTGACGAAACGGAATCTCTTTCATAGACTCCGCATCTAACCACAACACATTTCTAAGCTTACGTAAGCTGTGTGTCTTACCACCTGTGGACTCTCCCACAAGTAGAATAGATAGCTTAGGTGCTTGCTGTGCCATAATTTCTCCTAAGACTTCAGCCTAGACTGAAGCCTTCTTTTTAATGGTTTTAAAGATAGTCTGTTGCAACTCTTGTTGACTCAGAGGTGACGGTAGACGCTTGTTCATAGCTGATACATGGGAAGTAATCGTATGAGAGTTAAAGCCTGCATCTGTCAGTGCTTTCGCATAACGTAGCAAGGTGTTGTTACGACCTAGCTTATCTGCATGCATAACTACCCAACGCTGTAGGCCATCTAATTGCATAGCTGTTAGCTCAGTGATTTGCTCACGCATCTCTTGGTTCTTATGGGTACGAGGGATGTGAGGCAGAATCTCAAAGAGCTTACCTGCGTTAGTAATTACCTTCTTACCTTTCGGTTCAGAACTCCACATACGGCATCGGTCAATCGTGGAAGCATCCATCTCGAACGGGAAGAAATCTCGAATAGAAGCCAGTGTTTCTTTAAAGACTTCATCATCCACTTCCACATTATGCGTCATTGGAATCAAGATACGGCAACGGTTATGCTGGGCTGTATGTCGCTTGGTTATGTGTAGAATATAGGTGTAATCCTCTAATACACTTTTCAGGTATTTGATAGGGGTACCGTCATCCATGTCTATAACCAGAACATTGAATCCCTTTATGACCGAAGCATCATTCCTATTACCACCTTGCAAGTGGTGGTTGGTGTAACGTCCATTAGGTCGCAGAACTAGCTCAGCAAGCTTGGAGAATGGCATACGAACATTCTTGTATCCGTCACCACGTTTACCTGACAGGTTGTAACTAATTGTCAGCTTGTCTGTGTCTGTTTTCTCGAACGCTTTAGCAGAATGAATAGCAATACCGTTTTCATACTTAGTGGTTATCACTACGTTATGTTTTAAACCCCAAGTCTTCGCATAATCCATCATCTGATTCTGTTGACTCGGAGACGATGGGTAATACGTGAGTTCTTCTATCAGGTCTACATCATTAAACTCACGATGTTTGAACTTCAATAAGAACTTAGCCAAACGAACATGAGGCTTATCTTGCGTAGAGATACGGTGCAGAGCTTTACCACTCAGCTCTACTAGAGCAATCGCATAGTCTATGTCTTCAGTAGTCATAGTCTTACGGCTGTCAAGCATGGCATATAGAGCAGCTACACGTAGCACTTTACTTGGACGGTGAGTAACTTCAGTTAGAAGAATCGTATTCAGAGTCTTCTTCTTCATTTTCTCACCAAGGTTATTACAGTGAATCTGATAATCCAAATAGCGTAATGCTTGGTCTTTCGGCATTTCTATATTGGCATCTTTCCACGAGGCATCAGCAAGTTTGGCTAACATCCCTGACATCTTCTTAAACGAAGCGTGAGAGCTAGGGTTAGTTAGCTTGTCATACAGGACTGCTGAATCCTGTTCAGTGCGTAGAGTTTCATCACCGAAGCCAAAGATACATCTTCGACCAAAACCCTCTACAAGGCGTTCTAGGAGGATTTTTTCTGTATTACGACCATCGAGTAGACGGTCAGGTGTTCCAAACATCAGAGCACATGCAGGTGAAATCAAATCCATAGGAAGACTGATGCGAGCATTCTCACCAGTATTCTTTAGGACTTTATTACTTAGTAGACCTGCATCATAAAGTTCTAGGAAGATATCCAAGATATCTGATGCTTTGACAAGGTTGGCACCAACTTCATCAAGTTCTAGGTTGAGTGAACCCACACCTACAATACCTGCTGCATCACGCATCTGACGTATGCCCGCTACAGTAGAGTCGTAGGAGAAGTTCGGAGAGTAGCCACCTAGTGAACGATAGTAAGTAGTCAGAGCACTACGGATATCATCGAGGTCACGAGAAGGCTGAGTTAAGTGAATCATGTTAGCCATATCGTCTAGGCCGTCTTCTTCACTTGGATAAAACACGTCATTAAAAAAGCGAGTATTGAACTCTTTAATCACATGGTTATTAATCAAGTTTTTACTATGGTTTTTACCGTAGCCTGACGGAGCTAGGTTCATTGCATATATACCCAATGGCTGTGGGTCAGTGAATTCTGTCTTCACTTTCATGTGCATCATTGCAGCAACTCTGCCGAGGTAATAAGTCATGCTGACCCGAAAGAAATTCAGGTCAGGGTTATTACATTTATGACTTAATCCATGACAAACTTGCTCCACTAAAGGGTGTAGTTTAGTAGGCAATTTCATTTAGATTATTTCTCTTTGATTAGGTTTTGCTTCTTGAGCGTCAAGTATTGAGAACAGTCTGCAAAACGTGCGGGACAATAATTACATCCAATGGCAAGAGGAGGGTAAGCCTTGATGATACCTGTACCATTTTTAGCCTTGGCTGCACGGAGGTCAGCTAGGGTTTTATTGGATGTGGTATGCGTAGCCATAGTAGCTCTGCCATCGGTTTTCTTAGGGTCTTTAAAGTACTTGTGGACTGTCTCACCTGTCTGCCAAAGTTCCTTTGACGTACACTGTGGTAAATCCGCAAAATCCTTCGTCTCAAGACCACGTTCAATACCCATTAATCGGGTTTCGATGTAATCATCTAATTCTTCATCGGGTAAGAAATCATAGCGTTCATACACGATATCTGATTGAGGATAATCAGGGTTCTTCTCTGCATCGGCTTTACGCCAATCGTTGAACATGTAGCAGATATAGAAGTAATCTTTGGTTATGAAGTCAGGGAAGATACGTTTGTAAACACTCGCCTGAAAACGGAAGTCAAAGACTTTATCTGGTTTGTTGTAAGAGTACGTTGAAGTCGTTTTATAGTCTTCTAGTACACCGTTACATACCATGTCGAACTTGCCTGAGACTGTCCAACCGTACATCTTGATGGTACGTCTCTGCTCCATAAAGAGGTTCAGTTTACCTTTCACAGGAGCTGGTGGATTGACCACTACTTTCTTATTGTCAATCTTAAAGAAATCCAGACCTGCCTTACGGAGAGTAGGGCTGTTCCATGTCATTTCAACACTGTCGTGTATCGCATGACCTCTACGAGCTTTGTACAAATCCATTACATCACGGATTTCCAAATTTTCTTTAATTACATGCTGACCCATCACGTTCTGTCGAACGCTTTTGAGCAGACCAGTAGCAGAAATTTGTTTCTCTTTAGGATTGAAATCGTAGGTATCAGCGAGTAGCCAAGCGACTATAGGAAGGCGTAAATTAGCCTTATTTGTATAGTGCATCTCTAGTTCCTTATGTTTAGGGGTGGATTAGTATCCCCGAACTCAGGGATACTTTAAAGCATCAAAAAGGTATTAAGCAGCTTCACTTAATATCGAATTGATATATGAAGGTGGTGCATTATGAGGGAGGGTATTCTCATCTTTCCACGTAGGATGGAACACATCTAACTCACCTGTGAGCTTCACTTTATCGTGACGTAACTCAGGGAGGTCTTGCCATTCAACACATTTCACAATCTGTTTATTCATCCAAGCAATGAGCTTAGGAGACATCTTAACCATGAAGTATTGAGCATCATGAATATCTGCAATAGGTAAGATAGCTGTACGGAATTTAGGGTATTTCTTCAGTAGCTCAAAGAACTCATTCCCTGCTCTACTGTTAAGCATTCCGTAAGATTGTCCACCTGCTGCATTACCTAGCGTACGTGTTTCCTGACCATACGCACCTTGGAACACATGTTCACCAAAGTCAGTAGTGTGCAGTAACGGAGTACGTACTTTTAGACCAAAGGCAACCTTAACAAAGCCATGCTCACAAGCCTGTCTCAAGTTCTGGTTAGTAAACTCAACCGAATCCTGATACATCTCTTGATACGCTTCATAGACTTTTGTTGATTTATCTTTGCTCCACCCAAGGTTATTCATCAGCGTAAATATGGTACCCAAGTAGGTCAGGGCAAAGGTCGGAGCCTTACTCCATGTCCTATGGTCTGGATATTTCTTCTTAATGCTGTTGATACTGTCCACAGAGGAAGGGTCAATGCCTTTCATCTCATCGCTGAAGTAGTAGTAAGCACGTAAACAGTGACCATCAAAACCATCGGTATACACCTTGAGCTTATTCTTGTCCTTGGTTATTAGAGCATTTACTCTATCTTCGAGAGAGGCATAATCAATGCCTACCATTACCCAACCTTTAGGAGCTTTGAAGCAAGACTTAATCAGCTTGCCTAAGCGTCCACTGGAAGGGAGCTGTTGAAGGTTTACATCACTAGAAGACAATCGCCCTGAGAAGGTTCCACCTAGGTTGAAGTTACCGAATAGACGGTAGCCAGAAGGAGTCTTAGGTGCTGCCTTAAATGCAGGGATGAACGTATTTAGTAGCTTGCTTGATTTCTTGAATTGGAACAGAGCATCGAGGAGTTCTCGAATCGCAGGGGTTGCCTGAGGTAGTTCCATCAATCGTTCAATTAGCTTCCCTCCAGTAGCAGGAGAGCCTGTCTTAGTGGTTAAGAGGACTGGTAGCTCCAATTCCTGATAAAGTAGCTCTACGAGTTGGTCAGGGCTATTAGGATTGAACTTCTCAAAACACTCATCAGGTGAATACACCTTCTTCTTAGCTTTTGCTGTTTTCTTGAGAGCACGTCTCTCAGCAAGGAATGCCTCCACATTTTTAACGGCTGTAGATGCACGGAGTATTCGATATGATTTGCGTACCTCTGTAGCAAGTAGCTTTTCTACTTTACGTACTTGAGGCATGTGCAAAGGCATACCAGTAAGTTGCATCTGAATGATTTTAGGAAGGGAAGCCCTCATGATGTTCTGGTAAACATCCATCTGGTCTTCATCTTGTGCCATCTGCCAGTACTTCTCATAAATGTAGAAAGTACCTGCCGTATCCTTCCCGTTATAGACAAGGATTTTTTCCCTAGAATTGTCGAGGATATTCTTCACATCTTCTTCGTATTTCCCTAGGTACTCATAGGCCAAATCTTTTAGAGAAAGGGATGGTCTAATCGTACTGTTCAGGGACACGAAAGCGAGCAGTCGGGTATCCTCTACGTACTTGGTTAAGGTGTCTATGCCTTGGAGCATCCCATCAAAGTCATCAAGGTGTTCCATAAAGAAGTGATAGACTAGGTTGGTTACGTCAAAAGACGCATTGTGGTAAATAGCTTTACCTGTGTACTGGCGTAGGAACTTCCCAATCATCCCCATCATGGCACTGTCTTTATATAGCCAGAACACATAAGAATCTGTTTTATTAGGACTGAATGAAATAGAGACCATTTTGTTTGAATAGAACTTCAAACCTGTAGTCTCCACATCTACGGCTAACTCAGGACACTTCATTAGCATCTTGAGGGTGTCTACTACCTTTTGAGTATAGTCGAAGAAAGGGTAGTGATTAAGCTTCCCTGCATTCGCATTCTTCATAGAGAAACGCTTACCCTTCAGCAACGAACCAATCATCTTATTAGCAATGCCAATGTCTCGCATTACTTGAGGATTGTGTTTCGCTGCCAAAGGATTAGGGAGATACACTACATGCAAATCTTCATAGCCCTCTATCGTACACTGACATAGTTCCCCAAGAACCTTACCTGCTGCTGTAATGCCAAGCAGTACCTTGAGATAATTCGCATCCGTAACCATCAAGATAGTTTCGTTTGGAGGTGTCTCAACTGCTTCAAGTACCTGAAGTAGGTATCTCTTAATGTCTTTCTTCTGCATCTTAGGCATCGGAGGGACTCGGCTATGTGCGTACATAGGAAAGGTGTAATGGGGACTAATCGTTTCGATAGGTAGCGAGGAAATTACATGGTAATACATTATTTCTCCTTGAGTTGAAACATAGTGTGTTGGTTCAGGTCTTCGATAGTCTTAACGGCTGAAGCCTTATTATAGATATCGAATGCAGCCCATATAACTTCTATTCCCTTAGGGAAAGTCGTTTCTATCTCAGGCAAGTTGAAGGCCATATCTGTGAAGATGATGACAATCTCTTGCTCATTGGGCATAACCTTTTTAGCTACGTGCTCTTGGAGCCAATAGCCAACACACTGGATACGTGTTCCACCACCATGTGCCTTTAAGGGAAAGTGCTTAGGTAATGAGGGAGTCTTATGGTACTTAACTTCGTCAATAATGCGAGTGTCCCATGTGACTAATGTGAGGTTCTCAGGTTGAATCTCACTGGCAATTCTTCGTATGTTCCCGTAGAACTTATCTATCATCCACTGGTCAATACTGCCTGAAACATCGGCCATAATCGTTAGATTAAGTACCTTCTGTTCAATGTGGTGTTGACGTTTGTAGATGTCTCTAGGAAGTTTTCTACGGTTAACAGTAGTCTTGCCTGCCCCTTTCACCATTCGGCTTACTAGGAAGCGTTGGAGAGCAGAACTCCAGTACTGTGAGGTAGCCACAGCAGTAGCTTTCCCTTTCTTACGGTCACCTTGAGATGAACCCATATCATCTGGGTCATGGTCAGGGTTTTCGATTTGAGGAGGGATAAGCTCACCAATTTTCTCTAGTTCTTCCTCGGTAATTCGGAAGTTATCAGGCATTGCATCACCAAGAGACGTATCGTTCCCTTTGTGTTGTTGTTCCTCTTGAAGTAATGTCTCAAGATGGTTCATACACAGATACCTTCCTAGCGATTTCCACGAAGCATTGTGGGTACCTGAAGCGTGAATTTCCCTACGCAACTCACTTACTATTGGGGATTCAGGAGGCTTACCTATAGGCAATGCTCCAAACCCTTTAGGATGCTCTTTACGTTCAATAATGTTGTTGATGATGGCATCTGCAATGATGTTGTGGATACGTTGAAAAACAGGGCGAGAAAGGGCGTATTTAACCCATGTCCCTGCATCCATTTGCTTCACTACCTCTGCCGTAAAATCAGCAGAGAGAGGGTGGGATTGAGATAGATAGTAGTGTCTTGCAAGGTCTCTCCAATCTATCTCTCTCAGCTCTTTAAGTACGGTATCTTTCATACAGTGCTTGAGTACTATGTGCCAAAGCTCATGAGTAATCAGACCGAACTGAAAGTCCTCATCAAACTGCTGAATATTGGTAGAGTTAATGAATATCTCTTTACCATTAGTCATGCCATACGGTTCTCTATCTGAGAACTCAATAGGAATACGTACAAGCAAACGTGCCAACCACCCTCGTTGGATAGAACGGAAGTATTTGCTTAGCAACATTTGCAGGTGTATTTTCCCTAAATCTTGAGGGGTTTGTTTAGAGGCATCCATCTTTTTGTTCCTTCAATAAAATGTCCATTTGTGTAGAAGCATCCACATTTAGACCTTTCAGAATTGAAGCAATCTGGTCATTAGTGAATAGCATGGATTGACCAATCTCCTCCCCAATACGTTTGATACGTCTGTAGTAAGTCAAGAAGTCTTCTACATCAGAGACACCAGATAAGAACTGGTACATAGACTGATGCACTTTCTTCATTTCTTCATCGGTGTACACAAGGAAGTCAGTCACGTCAGGGGCATCATTAGCTAAGATAACGCCAATGCTTTGAGTACTCACTTGCGATTTAGCCCATAGCAGTAAGTTCTCTGTAGCCATGTTACCGATACACCCTGCCATCATATTGTATGGTAGGTTTTCTAGGTCAGTAGAAGTCTGTACCTTAGCTTTGCGAGCTAGGTTATTGAACTTCTCCCAAGTACGTTCAGAGGCGTAGATATCCCCTTTCTCGGACTGAGCATAGTTGTTGAGGATTTCGTAATCCCCATTAACCATAGTACTGGTGAAGTAGTCCTTTAAGACAGGGATTAGGTTATGTTGACCCCAACCTTCATACCACCATTTGAAGTCACCAATAGCCTTGAAATGCACCATTCTGGATATCATTGGGTCAGGCATTGGAGTTAAGAAGTTGTCGTTAGACGCTAGGTTACTTGCAGCCCCAATGTAGACCTTAGGGTGGAGTTTCCCTTTATCACCAACAGCACGTTCGTTGATGAGTTTGTACAGAGCATGGAGGACTTCAGGGGACGCTTGACGCATCTCATCTAAGAATAGGAACCATCCACGCATAGGTTTCCCTTTCGCATCCACTGGCAACTCTTGGTCATCCAGAGGAAGGGTTTCCAATGGCACATAAGTAGCCTTGGTTTTGTCTTCATTGAAATTGATAAGACCTTCAAAGTCTTCATTGCTCTTTGTTGAACAACGCATATCAATCATTTTTAAACGGGTGTTATCAGCCAATTGCTGAGCTAGAGCAGACTTACCTATAGCAGGGTCACCATGAATGATGAAGGGTTCGTGAGCTTTTAGACACACGAGGAGCTGTGAGTATAAGTCTCCCATTCTGGTAGTCGGTAGATTTTTAAACATGATATATCCTTGGTTGAAGAAAAAAAAAGAGAGCGCATAAAGCACTCCCTCTCATCATTAAGTATACCTAAACTATCAGGTATGTGTCGTTACTGTTAGGAGCACGTTTGATAGCTTCAGCTTCCAGAAGCATCTCACGCAAAGATTGGAACTGCATACCTGACTTTACTGCTAGAGTTGCAAGGTATTGGTTCCCGATAGTCCCTTTGCCTGTACGTTTACGGGTTTTCAATTGCGATAGTATTTGTTTCACGGTTGTTCCTTAATCGAAACCAGAGACATCACCTTTCTGGTGGAAGTCTACGGATGCTTTATGGAATGCATCTTTCTGGTAGTTAACAAATTTGCCTTGTACATTACTGCGTAGTCGGGCATCACGTTTATGAGGAAGATAGAATTTGTTGCCTTCTTCTATCAGAATCTCATGTACTTTCTCTTGCTGCTTCACGTAGATGTCAAAGGTCAGCTTAGCCATTGCCCTAGCCTTAGGGTGAATAGTTGAGTGGTCTTTAACATACGGAATCTGCATGGCAAACTCCTCGCAAATAGAAAGAGGTATGGAATTGGCTACGTTAATAGCCATGTAATCCACTGGGTACTCGTGGTGTTTTAACCCACTTTTTCCAAGAATGATACTGCCAGTAGTAATGATGTGATAAGCCTGCGAATAGTTCTTCTTGATAAAGTTCAAGGGGGCTATTGACGGGATAGGCTTATCGTACTGAGCCATTTCTTTCAGAGTTTCTTTAGCCAAATGAAAGTTAGCAATGACGTTAATGCCATCGAACTTCGTTTGGAAATCCAGAAGCTCTGTATCGGCTAAGCGAGTCATGAAGGTATCAGCCATAGACACTGCATCTATTGGTTCCTCAGCCTCGAAGTCATGCATAAGCATTCCTACGTACTGTTGAATAGAAGCCTTAGGCTGTTGCATCAAGGTATGGATCACTTTACTGGCTATACGCGTAAACGCACAGTCATCATCACGAGTGTCATCAATGCGTACTGTTACGTAGTCACGGACATGGCAACGCTTGATTTCATCGTACACCAAATCGAAGAACTCCAAGAGAAGGTCATCTTCTTGGATTAATTCATCTAAGTATTTGGCTTTCTCAGCATAAGTCAGTTCTAAGTCCATTTGACGACTTATAAGTTCTTGCTCACGATATGGCATAGTCACCTCGTAGAATTTCTTTAGATAGGTCAGGGGATATCTTGTCGATAATCACTTGCTCACCCACAATCGTTGAACAGATTTGAGACGCTAATTCTCCATCTGCTATCTCAGCCATGATATTGATGTAATGCTGTTTCATGTGACCCACAAAGTTAGGTAGACATGTGAACTCATCAAATACACTGACTTCATCGAATGAGGGTGTGCGTAGTAGATTACCTAGCATATAGCCCATAGCTTTCAGGTACTGCTCATCCTGTAAACGAGTAGGCAATTCTAAGTGACGGAAGATATCTTCATAGTTGTTCAAAGACGGAATGATGACAGGACTCACCACCCTTTCTTTGGGTACATGGCCAATCTTCTCCAATGTACGGTAAGCTTCGACAATACGGCCAATATCGGCAATACGTCTGTAAGCACAACGTACCTGCATTTCACTGGCTACATAGGCATCAATGCTGTGAGCAATATCAGCAGCCAAAGACACACCCTTAGGTTTACCCTGAACCTTGTTAAAGGAGTAAATGTATTCATTGTGGACATTCTCTATCTTGAAAGATTCCTGTGAGATAACGTTGTTATGGATATAGGCACCACTTGGTACCTGCCAGAGATGGGTATCATCATCTGTCCATAAACCTGTCAGCTCAACGGCATCAGGATTGTATTTACTGATAGCGAGATTACGCATCAGGGAAGCTCCCTCACAGTGTTCCTGCATTACTTCGTAGAAAGTGTTGAGCATTTGTTTGTCAAAGTGACACAGCTCAGCAGGTTTCTTTGAGGAGCCATAGTAGTGCTTGGTGTTCGAGAGAAGGCGTTACACTTCTCCCCGATAGGTGGGTCATATCCTATCAGCTATGTATTTCTACATAGAACAGACTATATCATCACCCTTATTTCTAAGGGGCTATGCGCTTCCACTACCAATAACTTGTAGTGTATGCCTTGTTACAGGACTTACTAGTCGTTGCACGTTATTTGCCATGCCGCGAGGTGTACGTAGTATCCATTTGTTTGAGGTCTTCTAGTACCGCAAGAGCCTCGTCAAATGTTTTCCTACTTCTACTTAATCGCTTAGAACCCACAGTTCTACGTATAACGTAGTGCTTATGGTAATCACTCCAACGTATCCCTGTTACGCCAGATGTGTTATCTGCACGTTTTTTACGGTTACGATTGTTTTCAAGGTGAGTGACTAGTCTTAGATTAGAACTTCTGTTGTTATCAGGATTTCCATCTCGATGGTCTATCATCTTCCCTACAGGAAATGCACCATGAACCAGTACCCAAACAATTTCATGCTTGGTTACTCGTCTACGTACACCTTGGGGAATCTGAATGTAATGGTATCCTTGCTGTCCGATATGGAAGGTAGCTAAATCATGCTGTTTAAATCGCATGTGGTAACCATCTTTCTTTCTTCGGACATTCTCATCAGCATCTAAGTAAAACTCATCTAGAATGATGTGTAGGTACTTATTCACGTTCTTTGTCATGGTATCTCTCCCTTAGTAGAAGTCATGATACTCCCATAACAAATGTCATGTCAAATCTTCGCTCAGGATTGTCTACAGCATTACCTGTTTAGAGGTTCCCTGAATTCACATAGTTTAATCGAGGAGATTACTCTCCAAGTGACCCAGTTACTAAGTCATAATGGCGTATTTCACATCAGCAGGTAGAGCATCATCAAACTTAAAGTTGGAATCACTCATGTATCCGTACAATGTGGCATAAGCGTTTGCCCTTACTTGTCCTGTAAGCCCACATAGTGCTGCACCAGATTTACAGCCTGTAATAGCAGAGAACATCTGAAGACCAGAAGCTCCTGCGTCTTGTCCTACTCGGTAGCCCGTAGTAGGTACTCTTGTTTTGGATTGTTCCAGTAGGTTGAAGTACTCGGTAACAGCTCGAATGAAACGATAACGTTCTTTCTTATCGGCTTCCTCAGCCATCTCTAAAGCTTTCTCACGTCCTAGGTCTACGATGCCTTCAGCATTCTCTATACGGACGTGGTACAGCTCTTTATCCCATCCGAACATGTTGGCTATATCTACAAGTAGCCAATCACGTCCAGTAAACTCTCTCCAATCTTGCATAATATTTCCTTATTGTTTTCTAGGTATAACCTGTGCTCGGTCAAACATCGGGATATCCCTTTCTCCCGTCCATCGTTTTGCATATGAACCTTCTCCTTTACGAACTACGTAACCAAGGGCATACCATTCATCAAATGAACGGAACTCAAAGGAGGGAAGATTCGCATGGGAAGGTAAGCAACGAGTAAGAGTGATTTTATCTCGTACTAAGGCATCACGAGTTTCTCGCTGACTGATGCCACATCGCTTACATGCTCTGCGGAAGAATGAACGAGGGATAGTATTAAAACCTCTGTATTTGCGTACAAATAGTTCAGCAATGAACCTCTCGTATCCAGTCGTATGCTCAAGGTCTACGGTTACTCCCTCGGTATAGACACATAAGCTCATAAGCTGTCATCCTCATTGCTTGGGTCATCTATGTTGAGTTCCACTCGTGCAATGAGTATCCAAGCCTTCTGGTATTCATCGCTACACTGACCCCACATGAAGTCATAGATAGTAGGGTCAAGTCCCATGTGCTTGTAGTAGAGTTCCTTAGCTCGTACCACTGCTATAGGAGGGTACTCTGCCTCAGGTTGGAAATTAGCAAAAACGTAATTTCTTCCTGAGTTAATGACACGATGAAATTCATTACAATGACATACTCTACAGAACTGGTGGCCATCCATTGAGTACGCCACTACTGGGGCATGAGGATGTTTAGGGCATTCTAATTTAGCCATTACTTTTTTCCTGTCTTAGTTGACGTACCACATCACTAACGTGATTAGTAAACTCTGCCCACATTTCCATAGACAATAAGCCTTCAGTAATGCTGTAGAGGCGGTCGGTGTGGAGGTCTAGGATTTCAATGACATCAATCCGTTCCAGACTGACGAAGTAGGTGAACATTAGCTCTTGCTCACCTTGATTAATAATCAGGTGTCTTCTCATGGCTACACTCCGTAAGCAACGTGTACGATTGCATCTCGCAATGTCTTGCAGAACGGGTATTGTCTGCCATGAGGTTTAAAGAATTTGCCATGTTTGGTTATCATGGTGGATTGTCCGTTGACTCGGACGTAGTAGTAAGTGTTGCCTTTTTTATCTCGTAAACGATTTACTTTATAGTTCGGTAAATACGTACGCATTACATGCCTCCAGATTCCTGTGAGTAGATGACATACAGCGAGAACAGTGTTAGCAATTCCTCTGCTGCTAAGACTCCATCAATATCCAATCCTTCAGGTGTTACCCCTATATCTGCTTGAGCATTAGGATGGATATTATGAAAGCGTGATAAGAATTCGTTTCTGGTCAAGGGATTTCCTTAGAAGGTTTTGAGAGCAGGATGTAAGGGTCTGCCTAACTCTGCTTCAGCTTGGTTAATGATGTTGCGAAGATACTTACGTGACTCACGCATAACAGCACTGTCACTGCCATGTAGAACACACATGTGCTTAGCGATAGTTCGACCTAACTCAGTATCTTCTTGGCGAGAGATAGCACGAATGGTACTAACAGATGTCCCTTCCTCTATCATCTCTTGATATCGAATCAGATTAGTTCTGCACGTATGTGCAATGTGCATAAGCTCATGCATAGCTATATTGGTTCTGTCCAGCTTACGCTGGTGGAAGTATTTGCGTATCCAGTTAATCATGGGTCTCTCCCCAATTAGGTAGTGGGCAACTCGTAGGGATAACTCCCTTAGGACTTGCTATTAAAATTCCCTTATATTCATTGACATCATAAGGCAATGTCTTCTCTGATTTAGTACAGTAGGGAACGTACGATACCTGTCCGAATGCCCCTTTATGACTCTTAAAAGGACAGGCATGACATGAGTTAATCTCCAGTGCCTTCTTCATGGTTAATCCTTTAGGTTGTCTAAAGACAGAGCCAAATAGTTAATAAGATTTAACACTTCTGATTTAGATAGTTCAGCAAGGTAATGGCTGTCACAGCACTCTAAAACCTGAAGCTTCCCGTTCTGTACCCACATGGTCGTAACTTCATTCCCATCTTTGGTTTCGACAGTAAGACTTTTGTTTTCTCTAACAATTGGCATAGCTATTTACTCATTCGTTTAACTTCAGGGGAATCCACGGTATACCACTGTTTACGTGGAGTTGTGGAACGTGTTTTACGTTTGTAATAGGACACAGAAGGATGGGTATCTGCAACTACTGTAGGAGAGATACCTCTTCCCATTACTGCAAGGTATGCAAGTGCACCACTAAGATGTATTGACATTATTTATGCTCCATTGATTATTTCATCTCGTACCTGCATCAGCAGAATACCTAGACGGTTCTTTCCCTTGCCATCCACGAGATACACACCCCAATATTTATCCTTCCAATAGTTTCCCTCTTGGAGTGTCTGGGTACCTGTATCTATTAGTTTCTGGCGTAAGGTAGGATTGTATTTACTGAACTTCCATCGAAGGGCTGCAAGCATCACCTTCTCTTTCTTTTCATCCCATTGAGGTCTAAGTGTTAACTCACGACCTAGTATCTTTGCATCACTCACATACTTGCATGATGCAATGGTCTTACGGTCACGCAGGTTAAGTGTTTTCATGGCTACATAGAAATGCTCCACTGTGGCGTATTTAAGCCCTCCGTGGATTAGAGGAGCTTCTAGCTTGCTGAAGTTAGAAAGCCATTGGTCATCTCCACTGAATGTCTTAATCATTCGATTCTCCCTCTACTCGGTAACGTTTCCTAAGCACATTGACTGTCTTTGCAAACAGTACATGAGGCTTCATGTAAATGTCTGGGTAGTGTCCCCATAGACTACGGTGTTTAGGTTTGATGTTGAGAGCATCTATCTTCACACCCGTACTAGTGGTGTATTCAGTCCAGTAATACTCTATCTCTAGGTCTTTCTTTAAGATCTCTGAGTACCCTAGGTTCTCTGTCTTTATGGGCATAATAATTCCTCTGTATTTATTTCACGGAGATAGTTACGGATTCTGGGTCTGTATTAAAGGATGCAAACAAGGTATCAAAGCCACTTGATATTACGTCCATACCTGCAATGAGTTCTATCCCAAGAACTGCCACTACTGTCCATAACACTACAGCCATAAAGAACGTATCAAACTTGCTCATATTTAGTCTCCATTTTGGTGAGTTTTCCCTCTGTATTTTACCCAATTTACACTATATCTAGGTGTATCTAAACACCTCTATATCGTAGCCCTAGAACCATATCTTTATACCTAGTGCTTGCTCCCCACGGGAGCCAACCATCCGCACAAGTGGATGCAGTTGGATGCAGACACACCCGCTCCACAACCACCCACAACACTTTATACCAACTTATATACAACTATATCCAACCGTTGGCACGTACTTGTGGTAGGCCAGTACGGAAAGAGAAAAAAAGAGTGCCACACCCAACGGGAGTGACACACTTTGCGGAGATGCTAAATGGCGAAGTTATCTTCAGAAGCTTCTTCACCAATGACGGTGACTTTGCCAAGAAGCAACACATCAGCTTCAGGCATTCCAAGCAGAGTCGAAGACAACTTATTCGAGTTCTTGCCTTCAGAGTGCAACGGAATACCAGAACCCATGCGACGCTGGTTGCCAGTACCGATTGCTTCAATAACAAACGATTTGATATTAAACACGCCTTTAACCGTGTGCTTCTTAACCAAATCAACAACTTGAGCCTGAGTAAGGGGAAGAGAACCCGCAACAGCAGAACAGTTCACAAACCCTTCAGCTTGACGCATTTCGTTGCTAGACATTGGAGTCACTTTTGTTGCACGTTTTGTAGTAGCCATAATATATTTCCTAAGGTTGAAGTAAGGACGGGACAATATTCCCACTCCAAAACCAACCCGCTCTTTGCTCTACTGCTCTACCGCTCTTTCACCAGAGAGAAAAAACAAACCTTCCCATAACGGGAAGGCTTATTGATTAGTTTTCAGGACGGTCAGTGATACTGCTGAACATACTGCCCACATTCGCCATTCCTTGACTCTGAGCGAATAAACGAAGACGGATAGACTCCATTACATTACGCTCATGAAGTTCTTCAGAAGTGTGCTCATTAAGGGCACTCATCCAACCCTTCACTTGGGAAGGGCTAAGGTTAGCTTTACGATTAAAGAACATAACAATTTCCTTTTGGTTACGAGAGGGTTATGAGTGTGCCCACTCACAAAGGTGATACAAAGCGAAAGCCGTACTTGCCCATAAACCTGCACCTAGCAGGTGCAACAGGTTGCTTTCAGATTCAAATGCCATAAGCGCTTGGATTAGTTCAAACATAAGTGACTCCAGATTCAATTTAAAAGGGGTGTACGAGGTCAGCCCTCACCAATGTACTCGGTGAAGGTTAAAACCTCTTAGAATGGATTTGAGGGGCTAGAATGTGTGCCCAAGGGTTAGAAGGTGTGCCCTAGGGTCTGACAGTCGGCTTCATAATCCGTCATACGGTCATCAAGCTCAGTATCAACGTTGTAGCACTCGAAAGAGAACAAGTTGTACTTCTTCACAATGAAGGCTTCAAACAGGTCACCTTGTTCAGGTGTCCAGAAGTCAGAGGGTACATTGTACTGTGCTTCAAACTTCACCATGTTGTCTTCATGCTCACGACTACCAACCGTAACACGGTTAAGCAAAGAAGCAGGAGGTGGAGCAGAAGGTGCTGAACGTTTATCAATCACCCAATTCTTACCAAGTACACGAGTAAGATGTGCTTGCTTCAAAGCTTCGTAGTCCATTGCACACTGTTCTTCAACAGTGTATTTAGTGACGAAGTTATCAGCGAACTCTGCAAGAGCAAGAGCATGTTCTAGTTCAGTAACGCGGTTAAAAGTGTGCATAGGGTTGTCTCCAGTAGTGAACAGTTAGACTCTATCCACAACCATCCTGCTCTTACGCTCTTGAGAAGGGAAAAAAGAAACCCTCTTGCGAGGGTTAGAAAGGTAATGATTTAAGCAGGGTAGTCTGGTTAACACGAGAGAGAAGATTGTTCTCACCCATGACTTCCCAATTGTCTGAGTTCAGCTCACGAGAAATGAACTGGTACTCTGCTTCCTCATAGTCAGCATCCAGTTCCGTACTCATACCAGACTCCATCCAGTAGATAGAGAACTGGTCTTGTAGGTCAGCAAAGTATTCAGGGGTGATAAATACTTCAGCAGGGTTAGTTAGTTCAGTCATAACAATTACTCCGTAGGTGGTTATTTAGTTAAGAGGTATCCCACTCTACAACCAACTGCTTTTACTGCTCTTATCCTAGGATAGATAAGGTAAGTAATAACTGAACAGTAAGAGTAAGGACAAGAGAAGTAATTAACTAAGTACAGTAGGTAAGATAGGTACTCTGAATAGGGATAGTAATAGTAGTAGTAATATCTATATCTAAACTTTGGGTAGCGAGTCACGCAAGTGTATCAATGCGATGACCAAACGTACAATTATGATTCGTTATGAAACAGAGCAAATAACAATAACAAAGTGTTATGCACTGAGTCCTCCATCTGTATATCTACTGGTTATGGTACTGCGTACGGTAAGGGGTAAGGGATATAGTTAGGGGTAAGGGTAGTATTAATAGGTATGAGGTATGGTGTAACTGTGTATACCTAGTACGGATAATGAGACTGTAGTAAGGGTGTAAGTGGATACTAGGGTACTGGGGTAGGTAAAATGAGGGTAAAAGTGTAGTTAGGAAAGTACTAATATTTAGTTAATTTGTAGGTAAATTTACAGCATCTGATACCACTCATCACTACTACATGCGTGTACTATCATAGGTAGATTACAGCAACTAGCATATGTAACGTAGTTAAAGAGGAGTACTATTAATAACTTACAGGTGTTAGAGGATACTACCCAACCAATCCGATACCTA